TCCTCATCCTTCTGCTCATATAAGATAACTTTCTTTCGAGAAAGAAACTTCCTTAACATTAGAACTTCTGTTGTCCAGACAGGGGATAGAGCTCTATTTATTTCCACTCCTGTTACTAGAGCAATCTTAAAAAATGTGGACAATGTATTTAATTTATGATCTATATAGTCTAGGAGACAGGAGTCAACTGCGTTATAAAATACATAGTTTTCAAAATCATCATCATATAGAGTTTTTAAATTACCATTATATTTAACCTTACCTATACCAAGTGCAGATTGACTAACATATTCAAGAGAATTAGCTTCCCTTACTTTAATTACACGGTCCCATTTTTTATAAATCTCCATGTAATCGACCATTAATCCGTGCATGGGAACTTGTTGTTTTGTTAACAACACTCCACTAGGAGAACAAATTTTCGGATCAATCCCTAATCTTTTAGCCCTCGATATCAAATATGGCCAGTCATATCCAAACCAGTTCCATCCACTTATTAATGGCATCTTGTGCATTAATTTTGACATGAAGGTATAGATCATATCAAATTCACTATCAAAACTTATATAATTGAATGCCCATTTAGCATTAAACTTTTTGAAATGATCATTTACCTTTTTTTCTATCTTCAGTATTTGATCTGGCTCCAATTTTCTAAGGCCTAACACGTGTACCTTCCCAGTGGAGGAAGCTATCGCTAATGTTAGTATTTTATTAGCAGCTTTTGATGTATCTAATGAATCCGCTTTATTATCAGTAACCTCAACTTCTATATCGACCCAATATTTTCGAGGCGTTTGATATTCCCATAAAGGTTTTGTAACTTTTTTATCATAAAGCTCCAAGAGTTCAGTAATTCTATACTTATCGTATTTTTGGGTTTTTTGAATTTTGACTGGTTGCTTATCCCAGGAGGACCAACCTTTAATAATACCCCTATCTCCAGGAGAAGCTTTTCTCCAAACATATCTGTCTCTCTCTGGAATGGGAAGATTTAGAAAAGCCATATCCCCTTCTTCTGTGTAATAGGAAACTTTTAATGATTCCCCTAAATTCTCTATGTCAATTATCATATAAATTATATGATGCTACAGCAGCAAGTGTTTCGACTATTAAGAATATTATTATTTCTTATTTTTGGTATCGGATTGTTGGAATGTTTTCATAGTTTTTTGAAAATCTAAAAATCCCATCAATTTATTAGTAAACCTATTTTCCTTTCTCACCGAAGATGTCTTTTTCTTAGAAACACCGCCTCTTCCTTCTACTCCACCACCTATAGTTGGAAATTGATCTCCAGAACCTACATGATCAGCGGTAGGAAATGATACATTTCCCATACCATTTGTAGCAGCTAATGATGACAGACCTCCTTCACTTTCAGAGAAATTTTGTATCTTATCCTTAAAAACCCTGAATGCAGAATTACCACTATTTAGTACATATCCAATAGTTTGACCGTCTGAATTTCTAATAGAATCATCAACTAACGCCTGCCTACCATCAAAAAGGGTAGCAGTTTTCCCAATATTTGGGTCACTACTATTTTTAGACTCGGTTCTGTGCCTTGGTTCAGAGCTGGAGCTAGATCCACCACAACCACAATCTTCATTTAGCCTATTAATTTTCATACTATTTCCTTTTTATAAATTCTCTATAATCTACTAAATTTTGTAGGTTCCTTCCTTTTTTTCTTGATGGATCATATAATGATTCAGGATCAAGAATATTTGTAATAGTACCAATTCTTTTTAGCTTTTTAGTAGGAAGAAATGGATAATTCATACCTAGATCCCCTGGACCCTTACCGATACGTAATTTATTTATTCTCTTCCTATTCATCTATCTATATATCAAATAACTAATATATCTTTTAATAGATTTTAGTATTTCTATTTTTCATACAATATAAAAAGGTCCGATATAGAAATATCGGACCCACACAATGTAAACAAACAAACAATTGCTTATTTCTTTTTCCCTTTCTTGGCGTAATCATTCCAAGTCCAGATAAATCTGTGATAATTTTTCTTAACCAAAGCAAAGCCGGTATCCCCGTCTTGTATTTTTACAACATTATCGGGTGGTGCATAGTTACTTATGTCCGCCCCTTTGCTTTTTTTTGCCTTTTTCATAATTAGTCATTCAATTTCAAGACAGATTCTATCTGTGACTTGTTTATCGATGTAACCTCTGCGGTAGAAATTCCCGTTCCTACATGTTCAGTTGCCAACGCTTCTGCATGGGTTACACTCTCTGCTTCTACTAAGATCTGTGTCTTAGTTACTATTGGTTTTCCAGATTTGCTTACCTCTCCGGAATCGAAGGTAATTTTACAAAGATAATAGCTCATTTCTTATAATTTTGGTTAAATAATTTCTACCTATTCAGATTTTTTTGCTTCCTGTACTTCTACCCTCAGCGCTTGAGTTAATTCCTTCAATTCCTGACATTGAGCTCTTAATCTAGTTCCTGCTGCTTTATTTCCCTTTCCAAAGAATTTATCTGCTTCATTCCTCATCGATAAAACTAGCTCCGAAATTTTGTTGTAAGTTTCCATATTTAATTTTGTGTTTTTAATTTATTATTATACACAAACCCTTGTTCTTTGTTTCGTTAAAGAAATGCAAGTAATTAATTATGAGATAATTTTGTATGGAGTATAGATTTTGAATTTGCACCGGTTTGGGTGTTCCATCTTCCTTTTGACCAAATACTTATAGTATTTTTAGTAAAATTCATATATTCCTCTGTTCCAATTTCAATATTTTCCAAAAATTCGTCATAGATCTTCGTAACTTTAGGATTTTTCTCCAAATAATCATCCAAAGCTTTCTCGAGTATATCTGATATTTTAGTTAATTCATCAATAGTAATGCTAATTTTTTCATTTTCTCTTGACTTAAAAGGAGCCTCATCGATCAAAAAGGAATCCATATCCTCGGGTGTTATTTCCTCTATTGAAAGAACCACATAAGATTGTTCGGCATCATTTATAATATCATTCTTGGAAAACTTACCCAACTTTATTATAAATGCCCTTTCATGATCACTTTTATCGCCAGTCTTGAAGAAGTAATCATAGGACTTGTCCATTTTTTTAACATGGAAGTAATTATTACCAAGTCCTTCCTCTTCGTTCAACATATAGTCTTTGAAATACTTTAAAAATTCCATAGCTTTTTTTCTTTTATATATTCCATTATTTAATAATTCCCACTAAAAAAACCCTAGCACAAGCTAGGGTTTCTAAAGAGAGGTATTATTTATTCTTGCATCATTTTTTTGTAATGCTTCTCCCACAAGCTAAGTTGTTCATAATATGCTTTTTTCTTCCTAATATAGGGAACATGCACTAACATCATAGACATTGCTGCAGTGGCATAATCTGCGGCGTCTATTGATATCCAATACTTAATGAAGTTTGCCCATTCATCTGGAGTAAGTTCAGTATTGAGTTTTTCTGCATGGTTAACAATAGCTGCAGTCCAGGCCCACATTCTATTTGGCACATAGCTATTTCCTTTTTTACCTGGCGTTGGTGCATTTTGGGGATCTTTAAATACTTTCCCAATATCATCAAAAGAAAATTCCTGTGCTAACTGATAGTATTCTAAAAAAGCATTAGCAGCTGCTGTACCAACCTCCTTTGTAAATATTTTACGTAACGCATCTTCTGTAATGACTCTTTTACCCTTGTCTTTTTTTCTTTGCTGGAGAAATCCTTCTAATTTCTTAGCAGCATCAATCCATCCTCTGGGAGTAAAATTACCCATATCATCAGAATCTTCATTAAATGATCCATGAAAATACTCAGGCATGTGCTTAATGAACGTAATCATTTCAGGAATTACTAATTGGGATAAGCATTTTTCATACATTATCTTTTTAGGATAAGTCTCGATATGCTTTAACAAGCCCTCCGGAGTAGCAACATAGTTAACAAGATTAAACCTATCAATCATTGCAGAGCCTAAATCCCTAATTTTTTCTGCCCTATCATCTTTCGGTCTGTTTCCTGCTGCGACTACCATCCAACGTGAAGGTAAAACATAATCAGTACCCGGTAATGTTCTAGTTTGAACAAATTGCATTAACGAATCCATAACATAAGGATCTGCACGATTAAATTCATCAAAAAAGATAGCACCACCAGGACCATCGTCTTCTGTTTTACCCTCTGGTATAATACCTCCGGGCCAGTTACTCCTAGGCCAAAAAGTAGGGGGATTGGATCTAGTAACACCGCTACCGTGAGGGGACTTTGAAGTAACAGATTCTACAACTTTTGGTACTCCTATTAAATCAACAGGCTGAGAATATCTTAATTCTACAGGCATAAATCCTATACCCAATCTCTCACAAACTTGAGACACTAACTCAGTTTTACCAATTCCAGGTGCTCCATAGATAAACATTGGTTTTTGCCAGCCTGTTTCGGTTAAAATGTAATAATCATCGATGAGATCCTGGATAATTTCTGCTGCTGAAAGGTCAGGGACACTCTTCCAAGGGCTTCTCAGGTGTGCCAATAATTTTTGATCCCCAAGACCATCTGTTGTTTTTGCTTCGCTTGTTGTTTTCGCCATTTTTATTTGGTGTTTAAAAAATTTACAATATTAGATTAAGACGTGTTCCAAATGGGATTTTAACATTTTCGTTTATATAGCCTTGAGTACCTACAATTACCCAAATAACTTTATCTTTGTACATTGGAATTCCAAATTCTTTTTCTGTGGGAAATGGACCACATCCATCAGTAAAATAAATAATTGGGCCTAATGTTTTTTTACCAAGTAAGTTTTCTTTAATCCATTTAAATGGAGGGCTAAAATCTGTACCGCCGCCGCCACGGGGGGAATTTAGTAAATGTAAAGTATTTGGAGTTACAACATCAACAGGCAAATGAAGAGCTGCATCACACCACATGAGATGTATTTGTTTAGGCTTAAAATTTTTGATTATTTCATGTGCTTCGCTGACCATACCAGTTAATTCCTTCTGACCAATGGATCCCGAAGTATCTCCGATTAATACAAAGCTATCAAATGTTGATTTTGTTGGGGTTCTAGTCCATTGGATATCATCATTTCCGATGAATCTACGATGTGGTATATCATATTTATGTTTTTCACCCATAGATATGATAAATCTCCTTAATGCATTTTTCCAATCAATCTGAGGTTGTAATAATTTTAATAGCTTTCTCTTAAAGCTCTCTGGCATAGTTCCTGCATTTTTATTAAGGCTGTCCTTCAATGCATCGTCCCAATAATCGCTAAGCTTTTCAGGATCACTTAGATCACTTTCTACTACTTTCATTTCTCCCTCCTCATCACCATCTTGTGGTTCTCCACCCTCTGTCTGTGGTGGGGGAGGTGGTGGATCCTCAACTTCCCCGATTCTCCATGTACAATTTCCACCCTTGCCCGCTACATAATCGGGAGGTAGATCAATATTGTTTTGAAGTAGGTATTGATATATCATTTCCGCTGTCCATCCTTCATACTTTTTTTCTAAAAGAGCCTCTGTTGGCATTACCCCACAACTATCAGGAAGATCTGAGATTAATTGATTTAATGCATAATCGGCAGCAGCATTCCAATAATCTGGATTTGCTTGTCTTCTCAAAAAATGTTTGAGTATACAGTGCATTACTTCATGACAAATAACCCATTTAATCTCATCATCTGATTTTTCCAAAACAAAATCGGGGTCATAAAATAAATGCTTACCATCAGTAGCCATAGTCTTATACTTAAGACCAAGTTTCTCCTCTACCTTTAAGTGCATAATTAAGTTACCAAAAAAAGGTTGCTTATTTCCAAGCTGGACCTTACATTTCATCATCTTTCTACCAGCCCGAGCTGATACCGAATTCCATTCCTCTTCTTGGAGCTGCTGTTTTGTTTTGACCGGAGCGGTTTGACTCATCTAAAATTTATTTGTGAGAATTATAGGGAATTCTTAAATTCACCCACTATAATATACATTTGAAAATAATTGTAAAAGTACACAAAAAATTCTGACTAAAAAATTTCTTATTGTTAAGAAAACGTTAAATATATTTAAAGATAGATTGGCATTTAAGAGGATTTAATAAATTCCTGCCAGAGGTATACAATAGATTTTGGAGCATTTTTCTTAAAATTAACAAAATCCTGGCGAACTATCATATCCTGAATTTCTAAGGAATTATTCCATTGAGGAGTGGAATATATGTGAAATTCCGGAGTTAGTTTACCCTTTTTAATCAAGCTCTTTTTTTGTAATACATAATTTTCATAAGTGTCCTTTTGTGTTGTTAGACCAATGACATTATATTTTTCAGACAATGCTTCTATACATGTAGCTAGTAAATTATTAGGAACATAGATAACATCCTCTATTAGATCCTTAAATTCAGTAGCAATTGAAACCATACTTTTCTTAAGAATATCTATATCTAGTGGATATTTTTTAGATCCCTCTTGTGGTTCTACAACAGCTAATACTACCGGTAAATGATTTTCTTGTTTAGTCCTTTGTATGATTTTTAAGTCCCCATTATTGAATGGCTGAAAATTTCCAATAACTAAATTAACCATCTTCTTCTCATCATGGTGAGTTGTTTTGTCATCAGGATCTTTATTATCTAATGGAGTTTCAATACTATCCTTAATTTGATCCATTAAATTAGTAGAATCTACATCCTCACCAGCATTTTCAACATCCTCACTTTCCTCAATAATGATATTTTTGCTCTCTTTCCTAAATTCACCAAATGTTGGTATTCCACTTTCTGCTACACCATCTAAATTATTTAGATAATCTGCTATTTCTCGAACCAATATATTAAATTGTTGAATAGACCCGCTAGTAAAAAATCCACCTGCTTTTTTCTTTAGTTTTCTAAATGCAGATAGTATTAGTTTAAATAAGGATTCATAGCTTTCTTCTTCCTGTATTAATGCCCTAGTTTTCTCGGAAGAAATATTATCTATATTTGCTTGGAATCCTTCTCCCCTTAAATAAGCGGGCTCCTCAAAATCAACACCCCTGTAATTTTCACCATACTCATCGATAAATTTTTCAAAAACATCACAGATAAAGGAAATATATCTATCCTCTATTTCATCTCCCACATATTGAAAATGCTCTAGCCCTTTTTCTAATATAAAATTCATGATCTCTAATACAGTGATACCGTAAATATCATTGGGAAAAAATCCTTCACTTTTAATCTCATTTTCCTTTGCAATCTCGGCAAATACAGGATCTACTATTTTAGCACTCACAGTTTCTCCTTGTCCATCCAAGGAACCAAATTTAAATACTATCCCTTCTATAGGCTTATCTAAATCATCATTTAACGTTGTTTTTTTAAGCTCTGGATTAAGTATTGATATAATGTATTTGGCAAAGGAATTCGTGCCGTATTGATAGCTTAAAGTGTCAAATGGCACACTTAAAAATTCTTGTATCTTAACTTTTTGTTCATCGTTCATTTTTCCTTGGAAAATGATTGGAGGGTTTTCGACACCTAATATTTCTGCCCAGTGATCTAGCTCTTTTTTATCTACAATAGTTCTTTCAATTTCTCCAAAATCATCCTTAACAAGAATATAGGTAAGGACAAGATTATTTTTTGGTAATCTATCATAAGTAATAGAAATTGGATTGCTGTTTATAAAATATTCCATTCCAAATCTCCATCCTAATGGCAATTCATCCTTTATTTCGTCGGCTAAAGTATTTACATACCTAATTGGAGGTTCGTAATATCTCATTAATGTTCTATCGATCTTTGTTATGGGATTTAATTGATCCCTTTTATAAAAAGATATCTCACCGTCATTAATATTCCTTTCAAATGAAAATGATGATCCATTTAACATTTCTGTTATTACTACAGTCTTCTTGAAAAGATTTTCCAAAAATTCTTTCCCTTGCTTCCTATAAATGTCCGTTAGATATTTTATCCCTGCCATATACTTAATTTAAACAAATAATTTCCTTACATCCTTCCAAAGAGAAAATAAAATATGAACCAATATTTATTGGATTTTTAATTTTCACATCCTCATTGATTAATAAATATTCCAATGAACCCATTATATCCCTTATTAATACACTACTTCTTTTTGTTAATCCCTCCTGCAACATAACTCGTAAATCTATATAGTATTTTTCAAAATCTATGCATTCCCTAGAATCCATTATAGTTTTAAATACTTTACCTTCTATCTCAGTTACTTTTTTCTCAGCCATATACACTTCCCAATTACCATCTTCATTTTGATATATTTTTCCCGCTTCTTCATTCGAAGAAAAAAATACAACAGAATCTACGGTTTCAATAGAATCTACAGGACAACCTATATAATATTCTATCATCGGAACCATTACGTCGCTCCTATCCATGGTCAAAAGTTTATTATAAAAATAGGGCTGCTTCTGCAAATTCTCCAAGTCCTGCACCTGCCCCTTCCCCTGCCACTGCAGAACCAGCATTTTTAATTGCAGACTCACCCCCAGAACTACCAAGCCAATCCATCTCGGAGGCTTGAATACTCTTATCAAATCCTTCGTTCTCCCCGGGTTTAAAACCAGCAGATTTATACTTATCAATAGCCCATTTATTAACATCATCCTGCGAATCTAAATGAGATATTTCTCCTCTATGTTTATCGACGAAAATTCTTTGGTGCTCTGGGGTTATTTCTGGATTTGCTTCGTCAATAGGAGGAGCAGTTTCAGGACCACCAAACATTTTACTTAGTACCCCCTTTACTGCGCCAACCCCTAATCCAACTATATCGGAAAACCCAGCATCAGTAGCCATATGCTGGGTTTCCCCACCAGCAGTTTTTAAATCATATCCAGGTATTCTTGACTTATACTTATCTTTCCACGCAGAAGGATCCTTTATTAAATCACCGCCTAATCTTTCAATTGTATTTCCAATATTCTGGAACCAATTTCCCATATAATTATCCAATTTCCCTTTTGCTTCCGGATTTACTTTCTTCCCTGTAATAGAAGAAAGTTCATTAACATCTATTTTTGGTATAGTACCAGCAATTGAACTAGTCCCCTCGAATAGGTGATATGGTATAAGATTTCTCATCAGTTTTTATTTATATATCCCAAAATATTAGAACTTAACCTCGAAAATTTTGTATTCAAATTTCTCCCTTCTGTATATTTCTATACGTTCAAAACAATGTTTTAGTAAATAATTCATGCTATTCCCGGTAGAAAAATCATCAACAAAATCTATAATATTTACCTTCTCTTTACCTTCCAATTTTCTCATGCCCCTACCTAAGCTCTGCTTAATAAGAACTTCGGATTTGTAAGATTCGCACAAAAAAATATTATGCAGATTTTTAATTGATACCCCAGTAGAAAGAGTGCCAAAAGAAGCTACTAATATTTTATTTTCTCCTATTTCCATTAATCCCTTTACATAGTCACGATGGTTTGAATCCGTATCTCCGTCTATATAGTATACTTCTTTATTATTTTGTATTTCCCTAAGTTGATCATATATTCTTTTCCCATATCCATCTGCAACGGATTGGAATAGAACTAGAGAATTTTTACTGGTCTTTTTGATAAAATTAACAACAAAATTAAGTCTCTTATCAGAGCTAACTACTAATTTCCTTTCAATATTAAAGACATCATTACCTTCTACATCGGTCTTATTTTTCCTTAGCTCTGCTAACTTCTCCTTAATGTCATCATCTAACCAATTCATTTTTACAACCTTAATAGAAACTGGTGTTGCATAGTTATTTTTAAATAAAAACTCCGGGCTAATCTCCATCACTAAAGGCCCAAGAAATTGTTGGATTGTTAAATATTCCGCAGTTTTTCTATTTGTTAATGTACCAGAAAGTCCAAAACGATATTTAGAATCTTTACATTTAGATATTACCTCCTTAATTGATTTACTAGAAGCTTGATGCGTTTCATCAACGAATACTGCTTCTACCCCTTCATAAAAGGACTCTTCTTGCTTAACAAGGGATTGATACGTTCCTATCATTAGACCAGAGGATTTTTTGTTTTTGTTACCCCCGTGGATCATTTGCAAGTCACATCCCATAACTTCTTCTAATCCATATTCTTCAAAATCCTCCGCACCCTGCATAATTAATGTAGTATTAGGAACAATCATTAAGAATTTATTAATACCTTTTACTATCTTTAAATAAGCAAGAACGATAAAAGCTATTAATGTTTTACCACTAGAGGTTGCTATTTCCAAAACGGAAAACTTAAATCTAATAATATTCCAAGCTGCCTTTATCTGGTAATCATATGGTTTGAATTTTTTATCTAGAAAAAATTCATTTGCCCACTCAGTAAAAGATTCTAATGAAATTTCCCTATCTATTATTCTATCCAATCCTTCTATCTCTAACTCAAGTTTATACTTTTCTGATATCTCCATTACCTCAGACCAAAGTCCAATTGGTATTTTCCAAATTGGTGATTTCTTATCTATAAAGCATATAGATCCATCCCACAGTCTTTTTTTAACCAATGGATGGAAATGAGCATTATGGATTTTTCTGGTTAAAGAAATTTCTAATTGTTTTCTTTCTACTTCCTCAGTGTAATCAACTAATACTAAATTTTGTAAATCATCAGAAACTTTTAAATTTAACATCTAAATTATTTATATTTGCGGTTTCCCCGCTAGACCTCTAAAGTTTAATTCCACTTAAATGGTCTTCCAATTTTATTCTCTCCTTTATCCCATATAACATATGGTCTATTGTTTTACCTGTATCATTTATGTAACTAATTTGTCTATCCACCATTTCAACTAAATCCTTCAATTCAGCTAAGTCTCCATCAATTAAGACATTTTTTTCATTCGCACCATATAATTTATTCTCTCTTTCAGACCTCTGTATTAACTGATCTCTTTTCTTTTTTCTATATTCCATGGTAAGTTTTGCTAAAGCTTGCCCGAGTTTATGATTATGTTCCAATAATTTTTGTCTATCAGAAAATAGATCTATTTGAACTTCTGATATTTCACGAATATTTCTCATTCGCATAGACAACTCCTGAATTCTGGCGCTCCAAATTTTTGCCTCGTTAGAAAAAACCTCTTTAAAATCTTTCTGTTCCATTATATTAATTCGTTACCTTTTTTCTTTCTTTTTTTAAAGCTAGTTTCTGTTACCTTCTTAGAATTATCCTTTTTCTTAACCATTATTGGTTCAGTTTTAAATAAACCATCAAGGGAAAGGCTTTCAAGGGATGATTCAAATTCGAATTTGATATCTCCCTTTAACATTCCTAATTTCTTATCCAATTTATCATCACCGCCATTTAGTGATAATCCTTCTACTTTATACTTTGCCATTGATCAATAGTTTCTTTTTGGTTTTCCCAAGTTTCTAATCTAAATTCCGGATGAGATTCTTGGAATTCCTTCACCCATTTACAATAGTGTTCAAATACTTCATTTGTTGTATATCCATTCATATCTGCTGAATGCAGTGGAATATTATGTATCTCTTTATAGCTTTTCCAGAATTCCCACATAAAACTTGGTAAGGTTATCCAGTATGTTATTTCATCCTTACCATATATTGTTATACTAACAATGGTTTTTTCTAATGCTAATATAGGATTCCATCCCCATTCTGACAAATGTGCTATTAATTTTCCCCTTTCCTCGCCAAATTTACTTTTGTCTGGAAATTTAGATGGAAATCTATGTACAAGATCATCCAAAAAAGAGTCCGGCATGGTTGCAGAATAAGGATAAATTAATTCTACCGATATTCCTTTCCTATCATCCTCCTTTATAAAAATAAATTCTCTATTACTAAAGATGGTTTGATTTTCGTGTCTTATATCAGAATATCCTTTAGTAGAAGTTAACACAGCTTCCTTCGTTACCTTCATTTGTTCTTCTGCAGAATATGGATAGGGAGAGCCTTTAAATCCATATTTAACCAAATATACTTCTTTTTTATAATCCTCTACTTTTATTCTATTATACATGGATCGTATAAATTTAAAACCAGTACTATCCTTCCATGATTGGAAAGATGATTCTGGGGGTTCTTTGAAAAAATTCTCTGCCATTCTTTATATTCATTAATACTTTTCATTTCCTTTCCTTTATTTCTATTTCAAAATTTTCTTTCTTCATAATCTATTTCGATTTTTAATCCTTGATTCAATTCTTTTCTTTTCCCGAGCTTCTAATCTTCTATTAGTTTCTTCCAATCCATATTTCAGTATCATTTTCTCCTTTAAACTAATTCCCTTTCTTATATCTCCTCTCTCTTTATATCTTTTAGTAGCATTTTTTGAAATTTTTTCATTTCGCTCATCCCATTTTTTGTTTCCCCCTTCCTCCCCATACTTTTCAATTAATCCTTCTTTTGGCCTACTATCTCTTTTTTCAAAAAGATCTTTTTTCATCTTATCTGCTTCTTCCTTACCATATTTTTCTATCCACTTTTTGTAGAATGAAGTACCATACATTGGATTTTTTTCTCCAGCATCTCTACCCTTCCTCTGTTCAGAAAATAATTCTTTTGTTTCTTCTGTATGTGGATGTTTTTTCCCAGTATTGCTTTTACTAATTTTTTTTCTTACCTCTTCTGTATTAGCTATCCTTAGTGCTTTAATATATTCCTCTCTTTTGATTGGATCCTTCCATCTTTCCTTTACTGCTCTCCCAATATTTTTTTTATGCTCTTCTGTTAATATTGTTCCTTGTGCTATTCCTTCACCCCCTAATCTGATATTATATCCTATTTTTGGATCAGTAGAATTATAGAAAGCAATCCAATAAATTTCTTTCTCACAGAGGATTTCATTATTTTCTGCACGATCGATAACATCCTTCTTAAAATTTACTATACCATATTTCTTTATTGCTCTTTTAATAAGTTTGCCGGAGCCAAAATATTTAGGATTTGAACTTGTATCCTTTCCTATATAAATTTTATTATTTACAAGATTAGTTATTTTATATATTTCCATAACTATATATATATCATATCCCAAACGGAAGAGCTCCAGTAGTTTTCTAAATTTTTAATCTTCATATTATTCTCATGGGCATAAATTACTACATCATTCAAATCCCATTTATCCCTTTCTGGAAATCCATTTTCTTGTAAGAACTTCTTCCACAAAAAAACACTTTCCCCATCTGTTAATAGTTTTTGAGATTTTTCCCTTCCTGAACTATCACTATCCAAGAAATATCTTTTATCTATTACATCAAAAGGAAATGTATTATTGATAGAACACAGTCCTACTGAATTTCTATAAAGGAAACTATCGAAGGGACCTTCAAAAATAGTAATTGGATCTTCCAAATTTAAAGTGGAAAATCCAAAGACGCAAGAAACTGGATCAAGTTCACTAGCCTTTTCTATGATGGCTGCATCTCTTTCCTTAAATAAGTTTTTATAAATACCGCTAAGCCTATATGTATAGTACTTGTTAACGGCACCTTTGTTCATATTTTTAATTTGGAGGCCAAGTACATGTTCTCCATTAGCAGTCAAATTTAATAAAAACATTGACTTCTTTCTCGGTTCCCATAAAAACCTTTCATCGGGTTCCTGATACCTCTTTCTTAGATATTCCTTAGCTCCGAGGGGGAGTTCAATAAGACCCAATTTTTTCTTTAAATAATCCCGTGTTGGGATTATTTCTTTATACACCTCTAATAAAAATACATCTATACTCCCAGCATGTTTTTTAGCATTACGTTTTGTTTTACCAATTTCTATAATTTCTGATATTTGGTCTGGACTAATTATATTACCCAGTTCAAAATCTTTCAAAAAACTATACAAATCTCGAAACACACTACACCCACCATTATAACACTTAAAAGAGAGGCTCTCTGTATACAGATTGCCTCTCTTTTTTCGTGCTTCAGCTGAGTCGCCACAATACGGACAGGAGAAATTTAAACGTCCGCTACTTACGTAGATTTTTTGTTTTTGAGTATTACCTGGAAAGGCATTCTCTAAAACCTTCTTGACCATTCCTTTCAAATTCTCTATTGAGAAACTCATACACCATACTATTTAAACGTTTGGAATTAAAGGTCAGCGTAAAGATCTTCTAAACTGGAAGTTGCAGAAGCTTTACCACCCTTTTTAGCTGGTGCTTCCTCAAACTGAGATTCTTCTAAGCCTGCTCCAGCTAATAGATCTTCCCTTGAAGAAGATACTTCTTCCCTTGGAGCTGAATATGATGTCTTGTTACTAACACCAGCGGAAGAAAGAATATCTGAAATTATCCTGCCATCTGGTACAAGATTACGAATAATAGCCATTATCTTTTCCCTGTCTTCTTCAGACCATTCCTTGTAATCATACTTTACAAGATCACTTGGGCCTGTCTTAAGGTAATCAACAAAAAGTTTGCTACCAGCCTCTGTCTTTTCAAGAGGCTTTCCGTTAATAACGATTGGTTCCCTTTCACCAACAAATTGGCATAAGTCATAGTTGTTCCAGTCTCCAACTTTTCTTACATGAAGCAAGAAATTTTTGCCTTCTATTGGATCGAATGGTTTACAAGGGGTACCAAATTCTGGTTTGATCTGTTGTTCTATCAAATCATTTACCTTCTTCCCAAATTTGAAAATCATGATCTTACCTTCTAGTTCTTGATGATTTTTATCCTGAACTACCTGGATAAGTGCATAATAATCTTCCTTACGAGAAAAAGATTTTGATAATTCCTGATCCTTTGCAGATGGAGAGTTCTTCAACTTCCAATAAATGTCCTTCAGGATGGACTTTTTACCCACAGTTGTTGGACAATCCGCAACAAAAGTCTTGTTGTCAACTGGATCTTTTAACCAAACGTAATACTTGTGGATCTTAGATTTCTTCAGATTGAAGACATTAGGGACGAAGCGTATTAACGCTTTATAGACGCCGTCTTTACCTAATTCTGGGTAAGGTTTGTAGATGTTCTCATCCGCACCACCCTTTTCGATTACCGGGTTCAAAAATTCTTCATGGTCTAAATTGAAGATGTCGAAATTGTTTTCCATAATTTTTCTAAATTGTTTTTATTAATTAAATTGTTTCAAATTATACTTAAAGTGCACTGAAAGTTTCAAATTGATTTTATACTCTATATATCTTTTTATTTCTCTATTTTTTCTTATTTTGTAAAAAATTTTCACCAAAAAGAGAGATCCAAATAGCATCAATTAAGTCATTACAAGGGGATACTACATCTTTACTACCCTTTATCCAAAACTCCTTGTTTTCACTAAGAAGTTTTTGAAAACTCTTTATTCTTATATCGTCTTTCAGCAAAATTGTTTCATACAATTCATTCTTTTTTGCATTGCCCTTTAATGCAAACTTTTTAATCGAAGATGGAGAGAAAACGTAAAAATTTGCAGATGGAATAATGGACATTATCCTCTCTCTTAATAACGCGGTAGCCATAGAAATATCTATTAAAGAATTCCCAGTACTACCAAAACTAATACCCTCCATAAAAATATAGCTTGTCTTATCCAAATAAGGCCGCATCATATTGAAAAAGATATCGGCCCTTTCTATAAAATTTTCTATCTTATTCCTTTCTACTTCATGATATTCACCGCTAGGCTGAATTTTTTCTAATATAGTTAAATCAAGATTTTTGAAATTTACTAATTCTTTTATAGATCTATCCTTTCTATTCATTAATTTTTCTTGGGTATCGGAAGATCTATATAATGAACCTAAATAAATATCAGACGAGCTTAAAGAACAAAATGCAGCACTATTTAGGGAAAAATCTATTCCCATTATTTTACATTCCATAAATTATCCTATTTCTAAAGTGGTCTGGACATAATTACATTTAAATCCCACCTGAAAGACCGAAAATTCAGGGGTTGTAGAAGAGTAATTTAATTGAACCTCTGATAATGATGTAAATATTGATTGCTGAAATATATTAGAAGCCATAACAACCCCATTATTATCTAGTAATCTTAAAATCATATCAGGTAAATATTCAGCCTTATTTTGGAAATCAAGAAATTCAACTATACAATCATACATAATCCAATAATTAATAAAGCCTTCTCCTAATTTAAAAGAAATGGTAAAATCCCTTCTTATTAAGTTTTGTAATGTTGTAGATGATTTATAGCTCTGTGTAAAACCACCAGGCCTTGTTTGTATTGCATGATCAATTAATGTTAGAGTAGGGAAAGAAATTTGTTGAATTGTTGAATTCATAAAATCCCTTAATGTCTCATATGGGATTGGCATTCTTTTTATATAACCAATATATTTTTTCTCCAATGCCTTACTAAAAAATCCTTTTGGAAATTGGAAAAAAAATGAATTTTGTCTAGCATTTATTAACATGATGATTATTTATTTATATTGAAAATGATGGAGGTACTTGCGAAGATGATTGAGCATTGGAAACAGCAGTAATTGTACCAGTTGTTGGTCCAAGGCCTAAGTAATTAGCATAGTTTAAATATCCGGTTTGAGCTATTCCATTTATATTTGGATGAACCCTTAAAACAGCTGACAAAAATATTTGTTTGGTTATTCCTTTATATGTATTATATCCAGGTCTACCAGGAACTGTATAATAGTCTGTTATATCCTGATAGGTTTTTCCTAATGCCTCGTCGCCCGCTACAGAATTAGCTAATGCAGTTATATCAATATTCGGAGCTGGTGGGTTAACAGCAACTACTGGTGCTGCGATGGAAGCTGGATTAACTGCTACCAAAGGAGCAGTATTAGTAGGCACAATATTTTTAAATATACTGTCCTTACTTGTATCAAATGTAGTTTTAATATTACTAGTTAGAACATTTACATTTGCAGTAGCGAGTAAGTTATTAGCTGATACGTTAAGAATAGGGGCAGTTTCACCAGAAATCTTTGAAATACTCGCTTTGCCAGAACTTCCTGCTGATCCTGCTGATCCAACGGAAGAAGTAGCTGCATTTTTTAATGCCCTTTCACTTGGTAGAAGCCATGTCCCATAATATATAGAAGTTTCTATGCCATTCGGTGATAAAGATGTTATAAAAAAATCCCTATTAGAATACCCCTGTATAGTTTTTGAATCTGCTTCTACTACCCTAAATCCTATTTGACCTTTACTGGGATTTTGAAACGTAGCATCTGTTAAACTAGCAACTCTGAGTTGATTTCCGTTATCCCCCGTGAATACCATAAAATAATTGGAATTGTTTCCTAAATCTAATATAGTATTTTCAGCACCTGGATTATTATTGAATACTCTAAAACTATAATAATTATCGAAAGGATTTACAATAATTTGTAAACTCCCTTGCCCGTAAGCTATAGTTGAACTAACACCAGAGGATTGACCACTACTACTAACAATATTAGCAATTGTTAAATTTTGTTCTGATATACTAATATTTCCATACTCAAAAAATGCAGGTACATATTTAGTTACTACGCTATTTATGGGATTAACATTTATATTATAAGCACTAGTTATATCAGAAGATTGAGTTATTTTGTTATAAACCTTTAATGGATATGGATCATTTCTAAGTTGTATCTTATTTAAGCCAGCACCATATAAAGAAACTTCGGTAGATGTAACACTTGCAGTTCTGAGTATACTTGTATTAGTAACCTTATTTACTAAACTAACATTATAATCTATAGTAAATGAAGTAGATCTAGAATTCATAACAATCGGCCTGAAAATTAAAGGCGCATCAAATCCAGAGGTTTGTATAGTTTGGAACCTAGATGTTTCTATTAAACTTAATCCTAACTGTTCGGATACTATAATCTCATTTACTACATAATAAAGATTCCCTAATGAGTTCTCAGTGTATACAAACTGATCAATAAATTCCCCTTGCCAAGTTGGATAATATTCCCAATAATTTAATGACGTATTTTCATTTAAAACCGCGGCCAAATAAGCATATTCATCACTAGGATTTAATACTGCGGTATTAACTAGATTAGTTATATAGGTATAATATCCATTAACTTGCGTAGTTGTAGTTATCTCATACGAAGTAATATTAAAAGGAGTACCAGTTGCAAATCCACCACCATTAGAACTTATTAGGGCAGCTAAAGTTTCTGCTTGTGTAGCAGGAGACCCAGATTGTGTATTAAATTCTAAACACATATCATATAGTGCAGGAATCTTAACTTCAACATACTTATCAAATATAGATCCATTATAATAAATCTGGTCTGAATTGATAGTAACTGTACTATTAATATTGCTCTTTTCTACTACAATCTGCGCAACAACACTATTTATACCACTATTCTCCTTATACTTAATCTGTAATATAACCCCATCTATACCAGGAAAATTATAACCGCTTAAAAAGTGAAATCTAACAGTATCATATTGAACTACTATATTGCTGGGAAAAGTAACTGCTATATTTGCAGTTGGTGTTAACTTATTATTGTAATCTAGATATTGTGTAATATAATTAATATCCAGATCAACAAAGGTACTATCGGATATTTGAACTGCACTAGTCTCTCTAGTATTCCCTGTTATATCAACGTCGCTTAAACTATTTAATATCTGGACATTATTATAATATCCATTATAAATTTTTTCAAATCCAACAGTAGTAGGACCAAAATTAACAGGATATTCCTCTAATGTTGGTAAACTCGTGTACATATATTCCATTAAAACATATGGAAGTATATTTATAAATTTACTCGTTGATGTGTAACTCGCCATTTTTTATATATCCCTTATTTACCAGGTCAAAAGATTATACTGAATACCAACTCCTATATAAATTCCAGTTTTCGCCTGGGAAGTTATACCAACTCCACCCTGTATCCCTAATCCCCAATTTTTCTTTGGGAAGAAGGATTTTATAACATCAGATTTTTTTGGATCTATTAAGGATCCATCTATTTTAGTAAATTGTAAATCCGGGTAATCAGATCTTAAAAATATACGTAATTTATCATTCTCTTCCTGTAATCCTGTAATAATATTGAATCCCGTATTATCCTTATTTATTTTAGTTTTTAGTATCTTAACATTCCTATTTTTATCTATATTAATAGTTGTAACTACTAATAATTTCTTATAGTTATTACTATCATAATTAATAGTTAAACTGTCGGAAATTTCATAGGTAGTATCATTAACTTCTTTTATAGAACCAATAATTTGTTTTGTAGTATCAGAATTAATTTTACCAGTCCCTGTTTCTATATAGATAACTTTTCCTTTTTCCTTTTTTACCTGATCATCTAAAGACTTATTCAGATCTTTAAGACCCCCATTTTCCGCTATTAATGCTTGCTTGCTAAATTCTATTTGGCCACTCTTATCTTTTTCTATTTTTACAGTATCCTTTAATGCTTGTAGATTGGAGAGATAGATTGCATTTTTATTGTTACTATCCTTTTTATCATTGCACTGTTTTAAATTTAGGAAGACTAATCCTAAAATAACAGCAGCTAGAACGAACATTATATTGATTGACTTAAACATTTTTTTTAATTTTATATTCCAAGATAGCAGGATCAAATTCTCCTGGACCATATTTTTTTTCTATTACGTCCCAAAATTCCAATTCCACATTTCGGAAAGTTGCTAATTTTTCAACCTCTAATTTTATACTATACTCTAATTCATATAATTTTTCCGAATCCTTGATTTTTAATCTACCATCCAATCTATTTAATTGATCCTCATATTTCTCAATATTAGCATGAATTTTAGTATATTCCTGTATTAGAGCTACTATAAATGCTTTTTCGTTAGTTGTCATTTATTTTTGTTTTAGTAATTCAATTTCTTTTCTAAGATCTGCTACTTGTTCCATTAATTCCTGGACACTCTTTGTCAATATTGGAATTAGTTTTCCAGGATCATATCCTTCAACCTCGCCATCTTTATTTATAGATACTGCCTCTGGAATAATTTCAAAAACTTCTTCTGCAATAAAACCAATATCATGTCTGCCATCTTTTTTCCAATTAAAGCTTACTGGATTTAATTTAGCTAATTGATCCAATCCTAATGTTAAAGGTTCTATCGAATCTTTTAATTTTCTACTAGATGGGTAGAAAAATCCAGAGGATGCAAATCCGCCAACAGATCTAACAGTACCATTACAACTTATATCTCCATACGTAAATAAAGAAACTGTATCTGGTCCATAGCTACTCAAAGAGGAATCGAATGAAACATTACTAATAGAAGTACCCCCTGTTAATATAGATCTTTTACCTAAAGTTATTTTACCATCCCACGTTATAGTAGCATAAGTATTACCATTTCTAGTATAATGATCATAATCTGTAATTGTTAATGCTTTCGGGGTTCCCTTACTTCCAGTAAAACAAACAGTAGTAGCTCCAATAATTCCACTTGGGGTACTATCTGATTCTTTAGCAAGATTTATTCCATTCATTCCATCTCCACCAGAATCTCCAACAACTTTCACTCTATTCACCGAGCCAAAAGGAGCAGGTGTTGGTTGACATCCAGTTGGCCAATATGTTATTGCACTTGGTATTTGCCATGCTGGTGTTGTTGTCGCTCTTGGCCCAAAATATGCACCCTGTCCAGCATAATCATCTTCTACACTTAAGTTTGTACGTCCGTCAGGAACAATTGAGTTTTGTCCATTTATTCTAACTCCTGTTTGATATGTCTGTACTACATTAGTTCCATTAACGCCTAACACTACCCTAGCACCCGTGGTAGATGGACCCCAAAGACGAGAGAAAAGATTCAATACATCTCCTTGTCCAGCAGTTGTCATATGGGTACCTACTCCATATTGGGAAACTATTTGATATTGTGTAATTGGATCAGGTGTCGTAGGAGATGCACTGCTATAACTTCCGGGTCCGGTTGGATTACTAGCACCATGATAATACCCAGCAAAAAATGTACCAGTTGGAATTGGACCCGTTGCAGAAACATATTCTTGTGAAAGGTTATTAATAATCGAATTATTAAAGGGATATATGGTAGAATCTCCCCAGGACAACCAAGCATTTGGACCAGTAGGATTATCCAATCTTGATTGGAATACAGCGCCATTACCTTGCCCAGAGATCAAAACTTTTGGGGTTACAAATGTTCCAGTTGAGCCAGTATAAGTATATGCCTCTGTAGCACCCAATAAATATCCGGTAGCACCAGGTCCAGTTCCAGCAGGAGTGCCATATGAATTAAATCCAGTAGCACCAACCCTAAATCCACTTTCCACACCAAAATATCCAGCTGGCATAGCAAATGAATTATAAGAATCTGTTTGAGCAATAGATCCACTACCCTTGACAATTAAATTATTAGCTGCTGATCCTGTTGCTCCTATTCTTAATCCTTTTTCTATGCTAACGTATCCACCAGAAAGACCAAAATTATTATAGCTATCATTAAGAGCAAAGGAAGCAGACCCCTTAACTGCTAAGGTATTAGCAATTGCTGTTGTTTTTATACCGGCGCCTGTTGCATTTACACTAAAATATGGAGTTGATGAAGAACCCGTTGATCCACTTGGAAGTACCTGAAAATACCCAAGAGAAGCAAAATTAACTATTGTTCCTCCTGTTAATCCGCTAGTTTCTACCTTATTTAGTCCATTAGAATTAAGTCCTATATTTCCTCCTGTTGTTATTATATCCCAGCTACCTATAGGATTATAGAATCTAACGTCCCAAATATTAGGTGTACCTGCAGTTGCTCCCGCACCCGGAGACGTGGACCATTTTATAACAGGATTATGGGTATTACTAAAAGTAGAAGAAGTTGAATTAGCACTATCTAAATCTACACGTCCAAATGAAATAAGGTTACTATATGTTGTTGTTAATGAAGTTGCTATTTTAAATTTAGATTTTTCTGAATTTAAGCCATATAAAGTAGAACCTGCATAATTTGTTCCCGTACTATTAATACCCCAATCTGATAGCAATAGAGAAAAAATTCCTGCATCATCTTGACTATAATATGTAATATCTGAATCAAAGGAGGATGTTGATGTATTCCAGTTACTACCTGTGTTAGAGAATAATTGATCTGCCCTAAGATTATATCCTGAATCAATCCAACCTAATCCAGTTCCTGAAGGCCCATAGCGAAGAATTTCTTTATCAGCATCTCTTAACCAATAATCACCCGATATAGGTATTCCTAATGGACTTCCAGAGGTAGGTCCAGAAGCAGAAACAAACCATTTAGATCCTTCTTGCCCCTGAGGGCCAGCAACCCCTATTTCCCCTTGTGGGCCAGGGGGTCCAGTAATTCCTACCCTTCCTGGAATTCCTTGTGGGCCTCCTCCAGCAGTAAGTATCTGGTCATTATTATAATTAATCTTATCAATTAATGTTGTCTGGCTGTCTCCAGCTTGTAGTACTAATAAGTTAATTTTAGACATTCTCTTTTATTTTTATATATCAATCCTTTTTTGTCTCAACTATATTTTAGAAAGATTATACGAAAAAGCTACTTGATAATCATACGTTGCATCCTTATTAAGGGTAAATTGGTATTCAAGTGGGCTTGTTTCGATTATATTTACCTGATCTAAAATATAAAATCCATTTTTAATTTTATCATGATCATTCAAATTAGTCACTAATGTAGCTAAACCCGTTACATTTGGTGTTTTCTTAATGTAGACATTAATTTTATCAGCCTTAAATATTGGTACTACATTCAGAGACAAGTATTCATTTATATCATCACTTAATGTAGAATTAGTTCCGGTACCAAAATCAGGTAAGAGAAGCCTATTAAATGTAGCTCCTGCGCCACAGGAATCAAAATAATTTATCAAACTTCTATCTACTAAAAGAACGACCTTTATTTGAGTGTCTGTTTCCTCCCAAAATATTTCATAATTTGGATATAATTCAACACTTAAATCAAATACATCAGTTATAGATGTTGGATATAATGCCTGCTGTTGTATTAACATACTAGCGGGGGTTTTCATTATTTTACTACCGAAATAATTTTTTTCTTCCAACATAGATCTAGTTCCTGGAACTAATTCATAAGTATTTTTCCCTATATAATTCCTATATCTTCCTGGATCCCAAGTACTTTCAAAAATAAACATATTTCTAATATCAAAAGGACTTTCCCCTATTAAGGGATAAACTTCCTGATAGCCTGAATTCGGATCAATAGTAAAAGGATTATTTAGAGCATATTTGTTATAGGATATATTTTTTATTATGCCAAAATTATTTTTTTCTATACCCAATTTAGCATTCTTGTAAGAAAGGTTCTCTTCCACCATTATTGTTCCACCTGCAAATCTTTCCCCATTTAGTTCATAATAAAGAGTATCTGGAGCGTCATAAGGAACTACGAATGTCATTGAATTTCCAGAAATCGTATTATAAAAAATTCCATTAACAAATTGATTGACCCCAGTACCATCATTCTGTAAATTAGAAATAACTATATCGCCATTTATTTCTGTATTTGGAGATAGACCAAATCCAGGAGAAAAGAAATTAGTATAATTAAAGGTATATGTTAATCCTCTAACTAATCTTAAATTTTGTCTAATATTACCATCTATCTCTATTTCATAAGTAGATCCAATATGGGCAAATAATGACGACGATGTTTTTTCCGATAAAGTTATACTCAATATCAGTTGTTCATTTTCTAATACATCATTTTTGAATGAAGAAAATGGTACGAGATCCCTAAATTTAGGATTATATCCTCCGCCATATCTATAATATTCATTAATTGAATTACTGGTAGCCATATTATACCCAACCACAACCTTAGCTAAAGATTGCGGCTTATTTAAATCCTCAATCGGATAAAGATTAGTATTTTGAACAAATGCAGATGGTTCTAAAACATCTATCACAAAAGTTTCATTTGATTCAACGGTAATTAAATTTGTAGAGTCCCAATCATATGTATAATATTTTACATAAGGATCTTCAGAGCCTAATAATAATGCTATATCAGCAAATGATATTTTTTCCAATAATTTTTTCCAATAGCTAGATCCTCCTTCTTTTTGATAGACTGCTTTAGCTGCTATACCATTATAATCTACATTAACCGGAGCTAGAGCAAAGATCGGAGGGGGGAATCCAACATTAGTGAAATTTGGCATATAAGAGCCAGAAATAGGTATAGGATCTACCTGATTAAAATATATTTCGTCCTTCCCTGCACCAACAGGCCAAGGTAAAGTATACCAGTTATCAGCAGTTATTTCATTTGGTGAATAGAAACTAAATAATCCATTTTCATTAGTTCCATTAATTGTTAATGGAGGCGAAGCTGATACATCGTATGGAGAGCCTGGACCAGATATTGGTGTAGATGGTAAATAAAAACTATTTATTTCATCTCTTAAATCAGTGTTATATTCACTATTTAATATAGCAGGAATAACCCCACTACCATTAATCGTTGCACTATTAAATAAAGGGGATATACCTAATGAACCTGAGTCAAAACTAAAATTCAGGCTCGCAGATAATTTAATATCAGAAATGGTAGAAATATATTCAGTCGCAGGACTTCCAACACCAGGTGTTAGTATTAATTTATCTTCCAATGAATATAAGCTCATGTAATCTAAGCCACCATAAATTCCGGTCGGATTAAAATTCCAGCTATTCCCTTTTATTGTAGGACTAGAATTTATTTCATTCCAATATTTCCATGCATCAACAAATCTAGAATCGCTATTTATAATGCTAATTACAAATGTAACAGTTTTAAATGTACTATTTTCATATATCTTATATGTAATTGGAGGTGTTGGTGTATAAGGATCTGGATCATCCATAGGTTTGATAATACAAGAAAACCTATAGCCATCATAAGTAGTATCGCTTGATTTGAATACACCTCTTGTCCCTGTCTGAATAGAAGAATCTGTTCTTCCCTTAATTTGAACCTTTACTCCCCTAAAAATAGTTTCGCTATATCCACTTGCTGGGTTATATTCAAAAACAGTATATCTCTCAGATATTGGGTTTCCCTCTGCTGATTTAAATTTTCCAAAATTTTGGAAATAATCCGAACCATCTACTGTAAAATAATTCTGGAAATAATCTGCAATACTTGGACTTGCATTAGTCAATTGAGTCAAATCCAATATAGACGAGCAATAATTTAATGAGCTTTCTACTAATGTATCAGGAGAATCTAATCTTGGGGATTCAATTAAATACCATTCATTAGTGAAAAATCTTGGATCTCTGCCTACACTAAAGAAACTAGGAGAGAAATTGAAAGGAGTAAATGCTGGATGTACATTTAATCTATACTCATTACCTCTAGCATCTGTTCCCCCATCATAAACCCATTTTTGGATATAAGGAATAATCCTTGATACAGTAACAAATTCCTTTTGATAATTTTCTTTCAAGACTTCATATTCAGTATCTAGTTTACCAAAATTCATTTGATCTGATTTAGTTATAATAGTATCCAAATCATCGATGTATTTAATATCTTGGATACCAGTAAAACCAGGAAAATTATCTAAGTCTGTTAAAGGTTCCGGAGATCCTGTCATAGCTCCAGTTAATGGATTTTTGGTAAAAGCTAATGGAATAACTACAAATCTAGCATCTGCTGTGGTTGTTATTACTTCAAAATTTTCTACCCCAACTTCACCAACAAATGAATAAATTGAAGGAGATCCAGTATTTCCATATTGTATACCATTATATGATATAATACATCCGCTATTTACACAATAAGTCTGTCCAGGAAGTATTTTTGATATCCCACCTTGGAGATCTAAATAACGATAATATTCCTCAGTAGGAGTTATATTATACTCTGAATACCACCAATCAAAATCCATATCCTTGATCGGATAAAATGATAATACACCAGTTTCATTTTCTAATAATTCCTCAACGATAATCTTCCCTAAATAGCCGATTTTTGCTGTTTGAGTATAATCTATGTAAGTTATAACTGCGTACGTTTTATAGCCGTTTAAACTATCGTTATTCGTATTTTTATTCACCTCATCAACATAAGCAAAAAGATTATCTATAATAGAGACTCCCGCATTAGTTCTAATTAAGGATTTACCGGGGATTATTTTATTAGAATCTGCAATATTTATTCTTATCCTATTTTTGGAATAATCAGTTCCTCCAATAAAAGGTTGCTCGTATCTAAAATCCAAAGAATCTATAGAATTAACTGCAAATACACCTCCCCTGTCCATTCCAGTTAATGTGGATAAATTGGTAAAACAATCTATAGAAAAAGAGCTATTATAGTTATATCCTGTTCCATAAACACGTAATACTATTTCATTATCAGAAAGGAATCCTTCAAAACCTCTATAACTTATCGAATTAATAGCACCATAGATTGCACTCGCTATTTGTGCATTTGTTCCGTAAGGATGAAAATAGATAGCATCTCCTAAATTATAGAAACTACCTGGACCCCAATCCTCCATAATTGTGGACATATTAGAAGCTATTAGGATATCACATTTTTTTCCATTTAAAATTTTACTCCCAATAGGATGATAAATTACAATAGCTTCACTAGATAGGAATGGACCACCGATATTAATAATTGCATATGGGTTTCCTTTTACTCCTAATACAGTTCCATCAATTTGTTTCGTCTTTGTTGGATCAAATCCTGTAAAATTAGAAACATCTATTACTTTATTACTTAATACTAAATCATTTTGGTTTGTAGAATTAGTACCCCAAGTTGAAGATATATCAGTATTTGTTGAATAATTTAGTATTTTTTTATAACTATATAATTTATCATTCCTATCTTTTATATAATAGAATCTTGGAGTACTATTAACTATGTCTGAATTTGGTATTATTCCCCATTTAGTTACAGGATCAAAAAAAAGTCTTACCCCATTGACATTTTCCTGATAGAATGATTTTTCTAATGTTGGTGAAATATAATTAGGTGATTTGGGTTCAGGGGTATTCCCCACTAAATAATCATTAGTAAAAAATCTATTCCCGTCTAATAGGAAGGTCCCAGTAGGGACCTCATCCACAAATACCCCAAAATATCTATTAATAGAATATAAAGGAGCATCTGCATCAGTAAATAAAAATTCTAGGTTGATGTATTTATAGGAAATTATTCCATTTCTAATAAATCCATCAGTCATAAACTGTTCGAATTCAATCTGAGTAGTTGGATTAGTATAAAAATCGGATAAAAATTCTCCCTTCGTATCATAAACTCCACTACTATAATTAACACCGTTATAATATGTCATCAGGTTCTCTTCAAACCTAACATTTATTAATGATTCCTGATAATTTGCAGCTGCTTGTATCCTTCTTAAATATTTTCCAATTTCACTATTAGCAGATAAATCATAGCTAGCAACAATTGAAGTTTTAGGAAGTATTTGATTTTCAACATGTTGTATTGGATCCCCAATTAGATCATAATTATAATTAGGATCCAGAGATACTACATTTCCCTGGCCTTCATTAACGGTAAATGTAGTAGATGTTGCAGAAAATATACTTCCATCAGTATATGATATTAAATTAGATGTTATAGAATAATCGCTGGAAGCGCCTATAACTTTATAATTATTTCCAATAATTAAAGAAGTAACAGGATTAATATAAGAAAAATCTATAGGATCATTTATCCTATAAATAACAAAATTACTAGGGATTGTTCTTCCTAGCCAAAAAGGGGCTAAATAAGTAAATTCCTCTTTATAAATATTTGATGCTAATGGGGTTGCTCCTGCTGTATAAAATCCTTGGTACTGATATTCATAATCGGAAACAAATGTTTGTACTTGTGATGTATCCCCACCAAGTAGACCAAAAACAATAGAATTATCAGTTGATCCATTATCAAAGAATCTATAAAGATCTTGGGAAAAATCAGAAGAACCTGAAATTTTATAACCCTTATAGATTGATTTGGCCAATTGATCATTAGAATCGATTGAATTTAACCAAATATTTTCAGAGGAATCTACAGTTATTTTAACATTCCCTGATATTTTTGGATTTACTCTTATAACACCAAAGGATGAATTATATTTATTTTTAATTGCTGCCATTTATTTATATAAATTATACTGTTCCTAAAGATACTGCTGTTACTAATGATGTAGAGTATGCTGGAGTTGCTATAGCTGATTTAGTATAGCTTCCAGAAACTACTAAATCAAATGAGAACAGACTTTGATTTTTTACTTGTATATCTATTCCAAGTTTTTTAGAATATGTGATATTCCTAATTGAGCCCGTTGTCCTATACCCGCCAATATATTGTAATTTATCCGCTGCCCTAAACTGAAAAGTTATTGGTATTGTGATAGCATTTTGATCCCCATATTGTAAGATCTTTGTTGCTAATGTTGTAGACCCTTCTATTTGAATAGCAGAATGGTTTGCAGGTTGCATAAATAAATATGCTCCACAAGAATATTTACCAACCAAATATTCGTCATTAGATCCAAATCCTAATTTCATAGGATAAGAATTATCAGTTCCTGTAGCTCCATAAGAAGTATCGGAGGGGGGTGTAAATTGCATTTGCTGATATGGCTTAGTCTGAGAAGTAATATCCGTTGCAATTGTATCATTACTTCCTAATTCAAATCCAAAAGTATGCCTGAATTCTGGATATTCATAATTACCAGCACTTTCTACTGGCCTTGCTAGATCAAAGAAACCTCTAGCTGTTGTTATAGATTCATTAATTACTACTGGATGTTGATAATGTATACAAAATTCATTTAGATTACCATTGCCAACAGGGGCTCCTGATAAATATGTACCATTCCAAATATTTGAATTTGGTGATCCTGGAGATGCTCCGGTTGGGCTATATGGTAATAATACCCCATTATTGGACGGAACATTACCGATGATACTAGAGGTAACTCCAGTATCGGGAGACCAACTAATTGTTGGAATTATCGGAGCAAAATATTCATCCTCGTCTAATCCAACAGATTTATATCTACTATAAATAAATTGGGAGTTTGCATTTCCTGATTGAAAAGGAGGTGCTTGTATAAAGGCAGCACTACCGGTTAAACCAGGAACTATAGTACCATCTAGAATAGAAGATAATGAAATAGTAGTTAAATCATATTTTCTATTCGTAGAATAATCTACACTAGCATAAGAGCTAGTAGACGATAAAACAGCAGTACTTTGTCCACCTGCTATTAAGGAGGATAGCTCCAAAGGAGTAGCAGCTTCATTTCTTAATTGTAATTGATACGTAACAGAAGCTATCTTTCCCCAGTTAGATATATTTGTTAGATCCAATAATTCATTGTAATATCCTGCAAATATATTAACAGTAGATCCATTTTTAATTGTTGTAAGATTACTTCCTTGAAGAATGTAAACACCAAGTACACCAGAAGCCTGTTGTATCAAAGCTCTTAGATTTTCTATCTCCTGTTGCATTGCTAGCAATTGATTATAGACATCAATTGGATTACCAGAGGAATCAAAAAATCCAGATGATATAGTAGTAGCAACATGGGCATAATACTGTCCTCCTGTAGTAGTAAAAGCAGTAGATAAATGTTGATCTAAGCCTTTTGCAGTCAGATCACTTTGGATAGTAGCTACTGCTTGATCTCCAATATTTTGTTGTAGATATTGGGTATTATTAATAATTGTACTAAGATTATCAGGAAAAGAAATTATAACAGAGGGGCAGAAATCAGACTCTGCTGGATTTGCAGGCCAACCTGCTTCACTTATAGAAGCAACCCTTATTTCTACACTTTCCCCTGATTTAATTGGAATATCTAACTGATTGATGTTAGTAACATCAGCATTAGTAATATCCTCTACTACCCATTGATAAGTACCGGAAACTGGATCATAAGCTTTTTTACGGATATCTGATTTATATTCGGTCCAGTTAGAAAAAGTACCATTATATTGAGTACCATTTGCATCAACGAATGGTATTACATCTGCTGCAGGTGCATTTCCACTAGAGCTTAGATATCTATAACTAATTCTAAATTGTATTACCTGTTGAGGTCCTGTTTTTGGGTTAGTTACGGGATTTGGAAAAGCCCAAAATCCCCTAACGCTATAAATAGGGGCAGTTTGTATTTCTGGGTTCGTTGTTACCGTATTATTTATATCCTGTATTGTACTGGACAATAATTGGGTTTGCGTTGTTTTTTGTTGTGTTAATGTTGTAACCTTCTGTAACAATTTTTGCGTATCTGCATTAAAGGTTTTTGAAACCGAAGTAACAGATTGGTTTACTATTTGTTTTTGTACCGATGAAATAGATGTATTTATAGCCTGTATAGTATTTTGTATTTGTACTTTGGATTGTATTTGAGATTGAAATTTTGTACTAGCAGGACTTTGAGTTACTTGTTTATTTGTAACAACTACTTGAAAATTTGATGATGTTAAAACAGGAGCATCTGGAGTAGTAGCATAAACGGACTGAATTGTTTTTTCTTTACTGTTACCTAAAAAAACAGAGCTAAAATCAGAAACATAGGTTTGATAAAAATCATCCAAATTTTGAACACCTGATGTTGTATTGATTGTTAAATTATTAGACCAAAATCCTATACCAGGACTATAAGTACTTCCTGCTACATTAAAGTCATTATTAATATTTTTAATAAATATAGCTTGTCTTTCGTCATGCCCAATACCAACCTCTACACTTAGTGGTGATAGTATTTCCGAATCAATCGACAATGAATTATCTCCGATTGTTATTGGATCATATCCACTAATCCTATTAAGAGTAACAGTAGTATTTCCAAGATCAATACCAGTTATTTGATATCTAGTACCTCCTGATGTTATTAAGCCATCCCCTATTTTTAATTGCCTACTACTATTAGCACCTGTTGCAAGGCTATCAGTATAAGTAATATTATCTAATTTATAATTTCTAATAGTTTGTTGTGATGCAATCCCATTAGTTGTCGTTGTAACTGTTTGATCTATAACTCTTAATACTGCAAAAGATCCGTTATACCTAATTAATTGCAATGGAAGATCTACTACTGATTCATCAGTAAAATAACCAATATTTTGTCCATCTAACTGATTAAGAAAATCTTGTAAATCTATATCATTTTTTCCACTAAATGTACTATCAAAAAAAGCCTTTTGTGCATCTGTTGTAGGATTAGTGATAACACGTTTAACATAAACATTTCGAGTACCAGGTTCTACTTGTCCATCTAATGGAATTGAAACATATAATAGAGGGTTTAAAAAACTATCAAAAAACCAGTTACTTCTAGTCAAGAAAGAAGAAGGAACACCTAATGTAGTTGGTGCTGTTGGATCAATTAAAGGTTTTGCCTGATATATTTGTGAAACTGTACCATCAGCATTTCTAATAGTAGAAATTCCGTTTCCTAATCCTGCTAAAGTTTTTACATTAGTATCTAATGTTTTGATACGATTTAAGAGATAGCTCCAAGATGGAACGCTAATAACAGAACTTGTGTTATCACTATTCAACTGCTCTATGTTAACAGTATCATTTGTTGTAGTCGCTGCATTTGATAAGCTGTTTATAATCTCCATCGAATTTTGTTGGAGCTTCAAAAATTGAGCAATCAGAGAGCTTATTGAATTTGTTGTATTTGCCATTTTATCTAATTTGGTCTATTTCGAATATTAAGTTTTTGTCATCAACACATACTATATCAAATATGGGTTTATTATTTGCACTAATAAAGGATGCTTGTGTAAATCCTCCTACTAATATATTATATGACATAGAAGAAGGGCTACTCAAAGGATATAATCCAGTAGAATCTGTATAAATATAAACATTATAGGTTGATAGAACTACAGGATCATCAAAAATAAGTCTAAATGTTTGTCCTATTGTCCATTTGTTATTAGTATCATCAATCCTTATAACTATATCAGTTGTTGCGTTGATTGTTAATCCGCTATTCTTATGTTTGTAATAATTAGTATATGGGTTTAAAGATAATGTATTAGTTCCTACTGGATTTAATGAAAAATAATAATTTGCACTATTTACAGTATAATTTTGTACTGTATTATTTATTATCACCTTATTAGGTACACTTCTATCAACAAAAATTCCATTTCCTTGCTTTAAGAGGTCCAGGTTATAAGAAATTGCTATATTTGTATTACCTTGAAGAATGGAATTTGTCATATTAAAATTCCTCTCTATTAATCCCATTATATCTTGGGTATTGTTAAATAAGGCCTGATTAACCTGCAATGCATTCTCTACTATTGCTAATCTAGTATCATAACTTGTTCCATTATTTGTATTTAGTAATAAATCGTATAGATTATTATATTGTTGCTGAAGATTAATAATTGTTGTAGCCTGATCATTTAAGACACCCGCTGCTTGCTGAAGAACAGTTGCAGAATCCATAAATAGACTCATTGAGAAAGAGGAATAATCATTAATAGCTTGCTCTACTCCCGTATTATCTACACTAGTATCAAATTTTAAATTTAATTTTAATCCATAAGAGTTTCCGTTTAATTTAGTAACAGGATCTGGTTTATATTTTGAAAAGACTGGGATTTGTCCAGTTGATATTCCGGTCGGTACAATGTCATTCAAAAAAAGTACACCATATAAATTTGTTGCAGAATCTGCTAAATTATTTGGATCGTATACATCATAGTACAATAATACAGCATTAAAATCAAAATTAGATGCTGCTGCAGTAGAATTGTACTGTTCTATTACAGACAAAGCTGGATTGCTAACAATTGCTTGATATGAGATAGGATTAAAATCTATCATAACTCCATCTAAATTATTTCTAGTATAGCTTACGTTATAACCAGAAGTCCCCGCAGTGACCTCATATTTAAAGATATCTAAATTGGAGGAATCAAAAAAACTATTATCTGTATAATACGAATTCGCAATATTTCTTGGCTGATACCATTGGCTTGTTCCAGTAGCCCCTAATGCATTAGTAGTAATCACTCCAGGATCACCAAGAACGGATTCATCAAAAATGGATAACATGGGTAATCCATTTGGTCCTATAGTTCCGCCTGAAATGTCTCTTCCCTCTAAATATTCAGTATTAATAGGATCTACTGGCATATTGGTCCATGTTTTCCCGGGATAGTAGTTATTATCAGCAGTAGTTTGAAATAAAATTACTGGTGTATTACCATCTGATGTTGGTACATGTATGTAAACTTCAGTATAAGCGTTATTTTGGTTTTGCACAGAGTTTACAATATCACACTCACCAACATATTGAACTACCCTATTATACCTAGGTACAGAACTACCATTTCCAACTGTATTAGTATCCTCTTCTACCCATCTTTTCTGGGATTGGGGGAATCCATTTACAACACTAGTTGTTGTCTGGTCTAATGCAGAATTAACTTCATTAGAGTTAGCGGGTCTAAATCTTATACCTCCCAATTCTTTCAGCCATTTAAAAAATGCCCTCTCTGCTATACCTAATTTAAGAGTTGTATTATAATTAGGATCCGATAATATCGTAGCTTCTAGATTTAGACAATAGTTTTGGAACGAAATTTCCAAATTAGGGCTAAGATTATTGGGATTTACTAGATTGAATGTATTGGTAGCAACATCTAAAAAAGTAGTATCTATCGTATCAAATTGAATGGAATTCTCATTGTATATAGGCTTTTGAAACGGAGGTATGTTCAGCAAAACAAATTTAGAGAACTTGAATTTATTTACCGAATTATTAAAAGTAAAAGAAAGATCCTCCGACGCAGAAGAAAATGTATAAAAGGTTCCTCCTGTTACTTGTAAGGGTCTAATGAAAGGGGTTTTAGCCATTTTGTGTTATGTTATGTTATTAGAAGCTTGTTATCAAGCTAGAAGATAATACTGCCCATGAACCTTTTTGGGTTGAAGCAGTTTGACTAATTCTTGGCTCCCATAATAAATTTAAGGAAGTTCTATAAGGATGACCACTTGGTACTGTTATTCCTGCAGTATTATATTGACCATTTACTGTATTAAAGCCAGTATAATAATATCCCGTAGCAGATGGACCAGTAATACCAGTACCAATTTTTCCACCAGTTGGACTAGTATTAATAATTGTTATTTTATATCCATTTGGTAATACAGAAGCCGTACCCCCACTTGCTCCTGCTACCTGGAAGAAAAATCCAGTAGCATTTGCAGAATCAGCACCAGCAGCACTTACATAAGCACAATTAGCATAAATTACGCTTTCTTGTCCAGTTAATACATAAGGAGTGCTAAAAGTACCAGTAATTCCGCCACCTCCTGCAGTAATGGCTAAAAATGGAAGACCTGAGCCAGATGCAGATTTTGTATTTTTTTCAGTAAATATACCAGTAGCACCATTTTGCATTTCATCCATGGAAATTAAAGTACCACCAAAAATACCAGTAGCACCAAAACTAGCAGGTCCAGTAGCGCTAATTACATTGAATGTTCCTGTTCCAGAAACAGCTAAATTTAGTGTACTCAGGGTCCCAGACAAACTACCATTTCCAGCACTAGCACCCGTTCCATAAAAATTAATAGTTGGGGATCCTGCAGCAGGTAAAGTAAGGCTATTAAAAAATCCACCCTGTGCTTTTAATTGACCACTAATTGCTGTAGATATATCCAAGGATCCGGTAACAGTGTTCAGATTAAAAGTATTCTCAATATCGTTAATTTCATTCTCTATTAGAAGAAAATTAGCATTTAGAGTAAGCCTATCTCCTGCAATTGAATTACTACCAAGGAGTTCTGTGATTGTTATCATTATTACTTTTTTTATTAGAATATATATACTAGATGCTAAGGATTACTAAATTTCATAGCCCTTCAATATCAATGTTATTACTATTACTACAAACCTTCATTATAGTTTCACTAATAAAATAAAATTCCAAAAATGGAAAAAAAAGAGCCCGGATACACCGACAAGAAGAGTAATCAAGAGAAGAAGAAACCAAAAGGTGAGATTAAATTCCAAATCTCCCTAAATGAAGAGCAAAAATTAGCAAAACAAATTATTTTAGAAAACACGGTAACCGTCATAAAAGGGATGGCGGGTTCTGGTAAAACTTTAGTTGCTGCTCAAGTTGGTTTAGATCTTTTATTTAAAAGGGAAGTAGAAAGAATTGTTATTGCCAGACCCATGGTAGCAAGAACTGACATGGGAGCTCTTCCTGGATCAGCAGAGGATAAATTACATCCTTGGTTAATACCAATTTACGCTAATCTTTATATCCTTTATAATAAAATGAGCATTGATAAGTTAGTAGAAGAGGGAGTGATCGAAATATTACCATTCCAATTTATGAGGGGAAGAACCTTAACTGATTCTTTTGTAATAATCGACGAAGCCCAAAATATTACTAATGAAGAAATGGAAATGGTTATAGGTAGATTAGGCAAGGAATCCAAAATGGTTTTTTGCGGTGATAATTCTCAGATAGATCTTAAAAATAAGAAAGATAGTGGCTTAGATTTTTTAAAAACAATAGAAGGACGTGTTACTGGATTAAAAAATGTAGTTTTACTACAAAATCACAGGCATCCTATAGTTAAAGAGATACTGGATGTCTATAAAGAGTATAGGGATTAAAACACTAAATTAGAAAAGCCCGGCAGAAATAATGATAGCGAAATTAGATCGTCATTATTTCTGCCGGGCTTTTTTAATATGGATAAATAGCTTGATCTCTAAAATCATTGCTGTTTATAATATGTGGGACAGTTTCTCCGTTAAATATAGCACTATGATCAACAACCCTAATATAAGCATTTTTCGTAGTTGTGTATATATTTCCATTAGTATCCTCTATAGTAATTACAAGATCAAAATATCCAGGGACAGTAAAGGTCCAAATAAAATAAGGCACGTCCTTTACATCAACTATTACATTTCCTGTAGATTGCTCAATTAATTGCCATTCATGATTTTTCTTGCCCGGTATATTAGAGTCCAATGGATTTATAAATACTGGCGTTCCTATAGGTATTTCAAATTCCCCTTTATAAATTCTCTTATCAGAATATCCCCAACTTTGTGTACCTAGCCAAGAAACTGGGCCGGCAAAAGATTTTCCTGGAATATAACTTTGATGTGGAATTTTTCCGACGAATAGATTATTGTTTCCTGTTGGATTAGGAGATATTAATAAATCCCCTGTTATAATTGATCCCGAAAGATATCCGGTTAAATAGATATTTTCTTCGGTATCTAATGATATTGATAATCCTTCGTCTGCTGATATACTCCCAATAGTAGTTATATCTATTATAGTACCATCTATTTCTAATTTTATCAAAAGAACATCACTTGCTCCTACTGAGTTTTCATGGAATGGTTGGTAATTATTGTCAGGAGAGAAAGACCCAGTATAAGAACCTAACATATAGATCCTACCTTCACTATCGATATCTATATCATGTAAACAATCACCTAAACTACTTCCTACATTTTTAGCGAATATAAAATTTCCTGTTGTTAAAAATTTAAATATTCCATATTCTAAAGAGTCTGGACAACTTATGCTAGTTTTATTAAGGGTCAAAGTCCCATTAAAGGAAACACCAAGAACTAATTCTCCATTAGTAGATAATTTTATTATTGGAGAAAGGGAGGTCCTAATAAAATCAGTGTTGCTAATTATGTTTGTCCAATTTGATGTAAATGTTAAAGAATTATATGAAGATAGTAAAATATTCTGCCCATTAATATCCTTATTATAATAAGCAATATAAAGGTCATTATAATTACCCAATGCTAAACTCGGGCTATATTCCGGTTTTCCAGACTCAATCTTTCTTAAATATATAACATTACCATTACTATCTACATTAGCTATATAGATCTCATTTAGTGATGGACCATAGCTAGAAGTAATAGACCAAACTCCACTCGTAAGTGTGCCATTGAATTCTCCTGCTATATAAAGATTATTAGCATCATCAACAACAATATCGATATTTTCATTATATGTTGTACTTGCAGATGGAGTAAATAATTCAGTAAATCCTATGAAAGTACCATTCCAATCCCATCTTATTAAAAAATTTGATGGCTGTTCGCTTGATAAATTATTCCCGTTTTTTTGTTTATATCCAACAACATATACATTTCCTAATCTATCTAATTTTATAGAGCTTGGTATAAAATCCTCACCGTATGGGGGATTCGGTTCCCCATACATTCTAACCCATTGTATAATACCTACACTATTATATTTTGCAACAAATACTGAAATACAATTAGGAGAATTTATTGTTGTTGTTGACCCACTATTAATATTGTTTGGAGACCCAAAATAAATTGTTCCCTGAAAATATCCGGTTACATAAATATATCCGTCATCTCCTACTACAATTTTTATTCCTCTATCCTGATAATTATCACCAATACTTATTAACCATTCGAAATCCGAAAACTGATCCCTAGCTTTTTTATCAGCAGACCTTTCTATCGGAGAATTTCTCCAATATTCTTCCTTAATAGCAGATCCATTTAATATATCTCTTAATGGGGCATCTAAAAATAAATGATCAGGGTTTAGCTCCGGATGATTTTTTGTTATTTGGCTAAAATCAAAACCAGCCCAATCTGGTACCTTCCAGGAATATCCATCAACGAATGGAAAATTAGGCCTAAAATTATCGGCTAGTATATAATTTCCATTAACAGGGCCTACTAAGAAATTGAAATTTATTAATCCATATGCAATTCCGCTAGGAGAAGATAATTCTATAGAGGGTAAGGATCTACTACTATTATAGTATATAAAATCCCAGCCATCATTACCAGGAAAATTACTAGTAGCTTGTATATGTGGTATTACATAATCAATTTGTTTTAATGCTTGAGTAGAGCTGAGATAAAATATATTTCCTGGATATTGTGTATAAGCCCCATCTATTGTTTTTACTTTATTTACTAAAATCCAAGTATTCTCTCTATGCAAGGAAGCTGGAGATCCTGGATTTAGATAAGGGGCAAAGGTAACGCTATTTCCGGGCTCGTTGGTATATCTAATGAAATCATCCCCATTAAAATATCCTAAAAAATAATTAGTTCCATTACTAATAGTAAAGAATATATTTCCGTGGCCTACTGTTATGATATTACTATATACTTCCCCACTTAATAATCCTGCACTATTTCCTGGATTCCATACTGCCCATATATCACCATCATAATAAGTTATACCTGAATCAGTCCCAATCCATTTATTATTGATTTCATCTATGCAAATAGAATATACATTATTAGATAATAAACCAGAATTATTAGTTTGGTAATTAAAAAATTTAATCCTATCATACAGGGATATTCCGTTTCCAGTAGCAATCCAAAGGATTTTATTACCATCTTTATAGTCAAATATCATTTGTCTAATATCAGTAGACAGTAGTCCATCACTAGTATTATGTATTTCAAACTCCTGACTATCACCATCATAGTATAATAACCAATTTGTTGCATGATCGAAAGTAATAGAAATAGCAAAATCCCTGTTTCTATCATCTATAGCTAATGCAGTAATATTAGCGGTAGTAAAATGGTAAGGAATTATGATATTATTAGAATTTGTTGTTATTGATCCCGTTTCAGAAACGAATGCTGTTATATTATTTATATTATTAGTATCAATAATTTGTAATGGAACTGCACCCTGTCCATAATACCATAAATTACCTTTCCTATCTATTTGTAAGTATGTCCCTGGATAGCTTAATGTAATTAAATCTATATTAGTTGGAGATTTGAAGACATGAATATTATTACCGTCTGCCATATAAATTTCCCCGTAAAGACCTCTACAAATTGAGGTTGGGTTAAATCCTAGGGATCCATAAGTAGTAGTAATTTCATCCATTGGTCCTAAACCAGTTGAGAATGGAATCATAGCATAGAATTCTGTTACTACTAAGTGAGCCCCAGGGGAGCTAATTTTGATATATCTTGCAGTTACATTAACTATAAATTCTTCTATACCTTGAGTAAAGGTACCAGTATTAAATAACAAGATCCAATTTATCCCGTCTAACGAGTAGCTTACAGATTTATTTTGTGTAAATGTAGGGCCCCAGCTCCCCGTCATAGAAGAAGAGAAATCACAGCCAATTACAACACTTGTAATTGGCATTGGCTGATTAAGATCTAATTGAATCCATTCATTTGAGCTATTTGAAGTAACTGTTTGATTTAATTCCCTATAGCTTCCATTAGTCATACTTGTATAATCCGCAGCTACATAACCACTATAAACCGAACTTTGTGTATATGTTATATGGGGAGCTATAATATCCTCTATTAAATTATTCCCAAGACTATCGTAGGAACCATAAACCCTGGAATATCCCCTTACTTGATAGTTAAATTTAGAAATTCCAGGATCTTGGGATTGATTTAATTGGTTAGCAACATCATAAAGAAACATAGGATATCCCGGAGAAGTACTTGTCCCTATTAAAACACCTGGATTATTTTTACCAACCTTAATTGTATCCCCATATCTTATATTATATAAATCAAATCCTCCATTCCAATCCCCATGAAAATCATACATCGACCATGTTTGTGAATATAATTGATCCCAGGAAATGTCAGTGAAGGAGTCCCAATTTATTTCTTTACTACCCCAATTTTTCATTTCTGAAATAGGTAGTGGGTCACCTGGACTATAATAAATATAATTCTCCGTCTGATTAGCTCCACCTGCTAATGCTGGTGTAATTGAATTAGTCAAAACAGTATCTCCGATATTTAAAACTAATGAGCCGGTAGTAGTTATATTGATCACTTGTCCATTATATGCAGAGCCAGTATTATCAGGGGATTCCATTATAATATTATACAAAAATACATTACTTGATATACCAGCTACTGTAGTTGGTGTATAATTCATAATAGTGAATTGTGGGTCTAGTGTTCCCCCATTCATCAAGGAATATAAAGTTCCAGCAGTACTTCCAATAGATCCATCATAATCAACATTTATATAACTTCTCTCGGAGATAGAAATATTCAGTGATCCCCCACCAGTAACATAATTTCCTACTGTTGTTATAGTATTATAAATTATTAGAGGTATTATAAATGTAGTAGCAGTAACACTCAATACCGAATATTCTCCTGTTATAGAATTTGTGCTATTGTCTTTAATAAACACAGAATCACCAGGACTAATTCCATGGGCATCTGCGGTAGTTACTGTTGCTGGCCCAAAACCTACACCATATAAACTGGAGATGGAAATTATTTGATGCGAGACGACTCCCAAATTAAAATTAAGATTAGCTTTAATTTCAGGTATAGGTGTTAAAACATTACATTCTTGACCATCATAATAGTGATTTCCATATTCTGAATATGTTAAATTAATCTGAGATGTCTGAGGTTGAGGATTTTGTTGTTCAATTGGAAATTGCCATTGACAATCGTAGTCATCCCAAGTTTCTATCATTTGATCCCAGGTGTATATTTCAGCTTGCCTGAACCTTGCTATCGAAGTTAATTCAATGTTTCTTGGTTCTACTGTTATATAATCTATGAAATATCCAGTAGAGGTATCATTAAAACTATTCCAAATTTTACATTTGACTGTATAATTACCAATATAGGGGAGAATTTGAGGGATCCTCCAATAATCTTTTAGATTTCCCCTAAATTGGTAATTGTACGGATTATCACCAACCTTACTAATTGTCCATTCTATTTCATAATAGCCAACAAATCTTAAGTTATCCCATGAATAAAGTCCATCAGATCCTTGAGTATAGTTATAATACGTCATTGCAATCCTTTGACTAAAAATATTAGTTATAGATACATTCCATTCCGTAAATTCTCCTGATCCAACATAATAAAGAAAAAGTAGATTTGTTATCCCAGTCACATTATTATAAGACTGTACTTCTCCAACAAAATAATCATTGGAATCAGCCATAAATTGTAATTGTACTTTCCCTCCTAGAGGATTTAATAATCCTGTTAGTCCTACTGGTAAGGTGACAGTTAATGGAGTCAAAAAATCCGAATCAACCTGTATAGGAAAAGAAAGATTAGATGTAATTAATGGTATCCCTGTATATGCAGGTAAATCAGCAGAAGAAGATAACGTAGTATCATAAGTGGATATATTAGTATCTAAATTATCCCAAGTAGTACTAACATCATCCATGGTTATATTAAAACAAGAGACCTCTAAAACAGTAGGAAATCCACCGGGTAAATAATATGGTGTATTATCTTGATATCTAATATATCCTGGGCCATTATAATCCCCATCGCCAAGATCAAATTTACCATTATTATTTATTAGATCTGTATGATAAGCAATAATGGCATCAGCAATCGAAGAAGCTTCCTCTGGAGTATAAGATTGGCTGTAAGGGTTTAAGTCAACAGTATTTCCAAAATCACTAGAATCTGTGTTACCCTCATATCCGGGAACAAATGGTAATTGAGGCAAAGAGGAATTTGATCTTGTTTGGAAAGCTCGTAGATCCTCAACATATCCACTTTGTGGAGAAGCACTGATTGTTATATCTAAGCCTAAACTTATTTCATCTATCTTCAACGTATCAATCCATCCTCTAGGCTTATTAATGGAAAAATAAAATCCTTCTCCTGTAATATCAATTATTTTTGCTGTTACTGGTAAATAAGTAGTTAATAGTTTTTGTTTTAATGCGAATAATTTAATCAAGACCTCTTGTGGAGAAAACAGAAAGGAATTCTGTGTAACCGGATATCCCCACTCATCTTCCTGATTTGGTATAATTTCATTAATGTCATAAAATAATCCAAATAAAGGAGTTTTTTTATAAGAGGTAGATGGAAATATTTGTTCCAATGATGATTGAATACTAAAAGTTCCGTCATCATTTGGTCCATAAACTATAACCTGCTTATATTTTCCACTATTTTCGTCATCTAATAAATTGTTTATTAGCGTAGATTGATTATAAGGGGTAGCTTGTAAATTATCCAGAAATTTGGAATTCTGTTGGAATGCAGTTAAATTACTCGAGGAGGATTTTGTTATATTTAACCAATACTCCTTTATAGTTAAATCCTGGTATCCAAAGAAAGTTATTATATTTACTAATCCTTTATAAGAACCTAAGTATGGAAATATTTCAGATGCCTGCAAAAGTAATTCCTTTCTTTTTCTATTTAGTATAATGTAATCAGGATATGGCTCTTCTGGATCACTATCCCTCAATATCCCTGCATCCTCCTTATTAAACTGCTGTCCTATATTTCCTAATAAAACATTCAATCTTTCATCTTCTTCAATTACTTCCCCTACTAATTCTACCCTTAGTATTGTTACTGGCAATGCTTGTGTTATATCCTCTATTATTAAGGATCTACCAATCAATGCTCCCTGGTCAGAATTAAGTGCAATATTAATACCTATGCTACTAGAGTTAATGGCCGAACTTTTTCTTACTCCATCTAATACTATATCACCAACAGCCCAAGAAGTCGGAAAATTTATTTCCGAGAGATTCAATATAACAGGGGCATCTAATGTTGGATCATTAATAAGATTATATTGATACAATCTACTAGAAACATCATTTGCATCTTCTATTTGATAGACGTAGCAATTTTGATTTGCCGCAGTTACCAAAAAAGATTTATTAACATTAATAGTAGTACCAACAATAGATATTATTTTAGTCTCTGCTGGAATTCCTTCCCCTGTAATATTATATCCCGGGGTAAGTAAAGATAAATCGCTAAAACTTGTCAAATAAGTATTTCCTGCTGTAAAGGACGCAATTATAGAAGGGACTTCATCAAAATCTACTATATTATAATTAGTTTCAAATCTTGTTCTCCAAGCAGCAAAAGAAATTGGACCTGTCCCGCTAGATGTGGCATTACCTGATAAAGTTGCTATGTTATCATTTATACCTAATATAGTTCCAGTAAAATAAGCTGAAAATATATAAGATCCTATTAGGTCACTACTTAAATCACCGGAAAGCGTAACAGTATTAGTAGAAATAACAAAAGTCCCAATTATTCCCATTGGATTTCCATAAACACCCGGGGTATCCGAATGAGGCAATCCATAAGTATAATTAGAATTTATATCTCTTAACTTTTCAACAGCAAAAATATGCTCAACCTCAAATAGGTCTACAGATACCTGTGGTAATAGTATTCTTCCTTCCCAGAATGTTCCATTCCAAGAAAAATTATGCTGATTTCCACTTTTGTTAAAGAATAATATATTTTGATAAGTACTCATTATCTTACATGTTTGTTATTTTTAGAAACCATAAAATTCTTATAATTCCTAATCATCTTTGCTGATTCTATTAATCTATAAACCACTTTTTCTAATGATACTAAAATAGCTGATCTATTAGCATCCCCGTTATAAGTAATATTAGATAAAGAATTAGCAAATATATTACCTTCATAATTATAACCTGCATTAGGTATATTATCTTTTTGGGTAGCCATAAATTCATAATAGCTTTTCCTACCAGTAACGAATATGTATTTCTTTTTTTTCATTTAAGAGGATTTTATAGATGCCTTATTAATAGCGTTTATTTGCGTGTTATAAGTCACGGGCGTTACGCTAGATATTTCAATGTTAACTGAAGAAAGCTTCGTTAAATCAGCTCCTACGTCATAATACACGCCGTTACTGTCACTCCAGCCTCCCGAGATTATTATAATTTCATTTTGATCTATAACTATATCACCAAAAGAATTTAATCCCTGTAAAACGCTCCTCCTTGGATCAGTTTCTGGTAAATTAGCTACGGAAAGTTGATAATTTTCATTCTTCTGCGAAACAAAGAAAATCATTACCGAATCAACACCAGGAATAGATTCTACTAATGCAATCAAATCAGACCTTGGTATTATATCCCTTCTTCTAATAGAAAGGAAATATTGGCTATAAGTGTCTATGATAGTGTTCATTATTGTATCTGGATCATATCCTTCAAAAATAGTAATAATAGTATTTATTACATATAATGAGGTAATAGGATCTACTATCTGTACTTCGGTACCTACAATCTTTTGACCACTCATTTCTATTACATTTAATATCGAGCTTTTTTGATAATCAGTGAGTGTAAAATCACTCACCTGAAGATTAAAGTAATTCTCGTTAGTAGTTAGTAATTGAGTAACATCTGGTACGAGTAAAACATAAATAATACTTTGATCGTCAATATAAACACTATTAACATTATTATATGCTTCTATAATAGAGAATGTCCCATATTTTTCAAAAAAAATAATATAGCTATCTGGATTTGCTAAAACATAGGATCTTGATGTTTTAGGAGCTAGTATTCTTGTTAAAGCAACATTTTCCTGATTTGATCCTAATTGCGGTGGGATAACACAAGAAACATTTAGATAATCTTTTAATGTAATAGAATTACCAAATATATCTATTCCCGTGTCATTAAACTCGAAATTAATCTTTGTCGGATCTGCGTTAATATTACCAGCTAATCCCAGAGTTTCTAAATATTGCACGGTAATTGTAGCCCCGTTTATTGGCATAGTTCCATTATTTCCATTTCCAAAAATAATATCTATTCCTTGGTTAATAGAGGTCCTCACTAGGACCCCATTATAATTATATGGTATATCATATAACGAATCATAAGTTTGATAAAGAACATCATTAACATAAACATAAACTTCTGAATTTTCAATGGATCCTGTATATCTTTCTGCTACATTATATGTTTGTAAAGGCAAGCCAGTACCAGTAAATCCTGCTGTCTTTACAATGCCCTGTATTATCTGGGCATTATAGCTAGAACTGCCGCTTAAATTAAATCTTATAGTATCCTGTGTTAACATTAGTACATATTGAGATCCACTATCTGTAAATTGTATAACTGCCTTATTTGGAATTAATATTGCATTTCCCCCAACATCAGTAGTATCTGCATTATTCCAGGTTATTTGCACTTCTCCCATTGCAGAACCAGCTCTTGTTGCAAAATGTCCTACACTAGCTGCTATTCCATAAATGGAGGATTCCCTTGTAGCAGTATTAATATTTAATTCAGTAATAGAGTCCTCTATAAAAAAAAGAATAAATTGAACCAAATTTTGTAACACAAAGATAATTTGTCCCCAAACAGAAGCAACAGTAAACATTTGGCTACTTTGAGAATATCGATCCTGTACTATTTGCATTGTCTGAGCAAGCAGAGATTCTATTTTAGCCTGACTTTTATTAAATAAATCCATTTTTATAACACTTTTATTCCCAAAACAGGGTTATTTCCTATAGCAAATTCTATTACACATGTATCCCTAGCAACACCTTGGTAAAATCCTATTTTAAAGTTCACATCTAATAAATCTCGGGATGGAGGACAATATGTATATAATTGTAGAGCAATTGCTTGTTGTAATTCGGCCTGGGACACATCAAAATCAAATAACAAAGATTCTAGATTAACCCCAAAATTTGGATCCCCTAATACTTCTCCTGGACTAGTAAGCATTATCTGCTTTATCATACCAATCGTAATTTCTAATATATCACTGGTTTCCATTTTCCCTGTAATGTAATAGGGGTCATCAGGAGTTCTAGGATATATTTCTGCAAATCTAGACATATACATTATATATTCAATCCTTTTAGAACCCTTAGTTTTGTGTTGCTATTGAGGTATATAGAATATGGAAAAATATGGTTATAAAAATATTGCTCATAGGAATGAGTTTGAAAAGAACACAGAAAAATTAGGAAAACATCAATTTTCTTATAATTCAGGTAAATATATAACTCACTATGATTTTGTTAATTGGGGCGACCAACAAAAAAGTGGTATTCCTGGACAATCTAACTATACTATTAAAACATTAGATGCTTTATTAAATGCTAGTGCAATAGTTTCCGGCACAGATATTAAGAAAAAATAAATATCTTCATAGTCGAATTCTTTTGACAAAACTATGCTAAAAATATTACAAGTGTAATAAGGCAGGCAATGATTCATTAGTAGAGCAAAACAAATCAATAATCTTTACTTTTTATGAAGGTGTTATATGCAATGTAAGTTCCCCACATAGTTAAGATTCTTTATTTAGTTCCACTGTACTATATAGTAAGGAGTATTTTCATCATTAATCATTTTCATTACCTCGTCTAATTCTGCTTGGCCAACAGTTGTAATAGCCGCAGTGTTAATAGTAATTCCACCAGGTAATGTATAGCCAAAAGTTCCTAACAATCTACCGATGTTTATTTTTGCTTTTGCAAGTACATACCTCACGAATAATTCATCAGAATAAAGATTTTCATCAGGAATAGCAATACCCGCTTTAATAACGACATCACAATTATCCCCCGTTAAACCATTAATATTTGCAGACCCGGGGTCTCTACCTAATATTGTAAGTAATTTGGTATTTTTATTATATCCATAGGCATATGTTTCTAATAAATATGCTTTCGCTAAATCAAAAAATGAGTATAAAACAGTTCTGTAAACCAAATTATCACCAACAAATGGGCTTAACATTAATTCAGATCCTAATAATTTAGAATCTCCAAAGTCCTTATCAGGAGTACCAGTCAACCCAGATCCATCTACTTGTCTTACTTCATAAACACCAATAACACAATCTGGTAATTGTACAGAACGAGTTGCAAGGAATTGAGGATGTCCAAATAATTCATTTTTTAAAACTAAAAATCTATCTTCTACTGCGTATTGATAATTATCCAAAAACCAAGCCCTTGCCCTTTTGATTATACGCTTGATCTCCTGGTCATTTAAGGAGTAAGGAAGCGCGCAACTGTGGCTGATATCGTCCTTAACTTCCTGAATCAAATTATCGAGTGTTGTTATCATATTATAGTATTTTTATTTTTCATTGATATGGAAATTTTTTCTTTAGTGGATTCACTTAATTTTTTACCTTTCCCATTTCCTTTTTGTGCTAATGACATATTTTTACGTGCTTCTAAAGTTCTCTTTTTACCTAGATGTGATAAACCGATTTTATTTTTATGCTCTGCTGTTAATTTTAAACCGGTCCTATCTAAACATTTTTGCTTGCAAATCTCTTTATTTAAACTAGATATAGTATTTCCTTTATTACCTACGGAGATCTTGGTTTTATGCTCATCTGATAATCTTCTACCTAAATTTTTACCTTTTGATGCAATAGACATCCTTAATTTACTTTCTTCTGAATGCCGATGTGATCCATATGGATTAGTAGGCCTAATATTATATCCATATGGATCTTTATGCGCATATAATAGATTAGCCCAATAATGTTCTTCACTATTTAGATATAATTCTTCACATTCTATTAATAATTCATGAATGAAATTATCCTCTCCATACTTATTCCATGAATTTTGCAATTTTATGTTTCTATGCTTACCTTTTCTTAAACTTATTAGATGTGTTTTCCATCTATAATGGATATCAATAGCTTGGCCTAAATAAATTTTACCGTTTATTTTATTAGTTATTGTATAAATTCCACAAATCTTTTCCATATATTTAAAAATCTAATAATTTTATATTTCCTTCTCTATCTATGCCAAAATTACCATTATGAAGATCCAAATTATTTTGTAATGGATAATCCCCTAATTTTAATCTAATAAGATCCAAGAAATTTGTCCATCTTTGACAAATTTCTTCAGGTATAGATCTTAATATTTTTTGTAAAACAGGAATATCATATATTTCAGAAATTATCCATCTTGGTAAAAGCATGGGGGAAGGCAATAACTTTGCACCCACAGCAGCATATTTATCCTCAGCTAACTTTAAGTGAATCAACTTAGAAATTATTTCTATATCTTTTTTTGCAGCTTCCGTATCCAATTTTTCTATTGCTGCCCTTTTTTTACTTAATCTTTTTACAGCAGGGAAAATTTCTGGAAATTCCTTCATGGTGTTAATATGGTGATCAAAATCTAAAATTGAATATTCGCTTTCGCCCCTTTCTACGGGTTTAGGCATTTTTAGTATCCAATCATTATCTATATCATAGACGTTGTGATATGCTCCAACATCACCTAATTTATCCATATAATCTTCAAATAGTGAAAGGTGCTTCATTTATCTAAATGTATTATTTGTGTTTGAATTTCTATTTGGATATAATTTATTAGCATTAAATTCTGCATCCTTGTCATTTAAGTTTATAAATTCATCATCAGATTTGGCATCAGAGTAATTTCTGTCCATGAATTCATTTCTACCAGCCATTTTATCTTTTTTACCTTTAGCATCAAGGAGCTCTGGAATAATTTCTGTTGTATCGGATATTTCTGCTCCTTTTCCAATATATCCAGATCTAATAATTCCCCCGATAATTTTGCAATTAACATCTTTATCTCGTGCATCTATATAACAATGGCTGAATTCACTTCCTTGATTTAGATCACAATTAGTAACTTTTGAGTTCATTACATCATTATTGGCAACAAAGGAAGAATCCTCTATTTGACAGCCATCTAATTTACATCCAAATAAACGACAATGAGAGATATTACCACTAATTGTGCAATCAATGAGATCTAGCTCTCGTAGAAGATTAGCTTTATTAGTTTTTCCATCTTTTAATTGGTATTTAGATATTTGGGTGTCATAGTTTAAATAACCGGAAGAAATACCATTATCCACAATAATATGATATAGAATATCCCTTAATGAATTGAAATAACTTTTGATTATTTGGGGATCATTTCTTAAATCTATAAAAACCTTCAAATCCGGATAATTTCTAATAAATGCTTCCGAATCCAAAAATGTTTCCGATGATTTGTATATTTCGTCAATAATTTCTTTTAGCTCATCAATCTCATCTTGGGAAAAGGAATCATTATTTTTTAGAACTTCAAAAGTAGTTCCAATAATATAATCCATGATTTCCTTAATTTCTACATATTTCTTTTGGTAATCCTCTCCCCCCATGTATCTTACTTCCATATACCCTTCTTCTAATTTAAGAAGATTGACCCCCATATTTTTTTCTGTATGTACAGCATACGAATTTCTGTCCAGCATAATATCTTTTCCTCCTTTTACGAATTTATTTACTGGAGTAATTCTCTTAATGCTCTTTGCATATAAACAGCCCTTTCTTCTTGGAAACCTCTTCCAAATAAAATCTTCATCTATACTTAATACAAACTTGAGGGGGTTTAAATTTTTAAACTCGATCATAGGGGGATACTTATCCCTATCGAAGTCTAGACCAAATTGGAATGCACATTTTTCATCTGTATAACCATATTGATCGATCCATTTCAAAATTCTAATTAAAAGAGGGATAGCTTCAAAATAATTCATTGGTCCTGTAACTAATTCCACCATTTTAACCCCGCCTGAAAAATCGCTTTCTAATTTAAAAACATTAGAATTTGGCTTGAATTTGGAATGATAGCGATCAAAAACCTTAATTGTTTTACCAATATACTTTCCTAATTTTTCAGCGATTTCCCCTTTCGTAAATTTAGAGTAGAATTCGAATTCGAATCCCACTCTTGCCGAATAGAAAAAACTTTTATCTAAAATAACCATAGTTTATAAGAGGGCCATATACTATATAGCATTTCATATATATCTTTATTTGTACACAGCAAAAGAGACCTAAAAATAGGCCTCTCTTTATATACAAACCTTTAATCTCATATAAGTTCATCATGAGGAAAGGCATCTGCTTCCCTGCGGATTGCATCAAAGGTAAAAAACTTAGTAATCTTAACTTCCTTAGTATTAGGATTTATATGTCCTGCAGATCTTGGTCTAAAAACATAATGTGGAAGACTTTTCAGTAGAATATCGCCAGATTGGGTATCAAGGATTTTAATAGTCCCCATTATTTTATTATCTTGGATTCGAACATCCTCTATAATATGACTAACATTATTAAGTGTTATATCCATTGTTTCTGGAAATCCAAGTTCCCCAAAAACAATATTCTTCTTTGTTTTAAAAGTCTCGACGATCTTATGTGCAGCTTCATCAGTATAAATTCTTCCATTTGTATTTAAAACATTTAGAGGAAGTAACACAACATTTTTTAGTATTTTATTTTCCATTCTAATTATGATATTTTTCGCGAAGATGCAGTTTAGAGGATTGAAGTTCTACATCCATAATATTACATTCTATAGTTTCCCCAATCATGTAATCTTTTACTAACTTTTCTAATTCTTCCTTTTCTATTAATCCAGTAAGTCCATTATCTAATTTAACAAAAACTCCAAAATTCTTAATCTTTGTTACTGTTCCAATATAAATTGGTTCTTCGAAATGTACACTTATACTTTCACTATTATCCCTCATTATACATACATTCTTCATTCTTTGAAGTTCTATGCTTTTTACATCGGGTTCTTTAACGGTAAGGACAATTCTTTGTGGATTTTTTAAATCTATAACATAAAATTCTGCTCTATCTCCTGACCTATAAGGTATATTGGTAGAAAAATCTACATACTCTTCAGCTGGTATAAGACCCGTATAATATTCATCCCATTCAACAAATACTCCAGCAGAGGAAGTTCCCGTAACAGTACCAGTATATTTTTGTGTTAATGAAAGTTCTCCTACCTTTGTATGAATGATATTTTTTAGGTACTTTTTGAAGGATACGACAAAAATATCTCTTTTTTCATCATACGTTTCAACCATAACCATTATTGATTTACCAACAAAAGAATTGAAATCAATAATCCTATTAGCAGCTGCTAAAGATCCAGGAAGAAAACATTTAATGCCAGATAAATTTACCATAAATCCACCAGGACAAAGATCCTCTACCTTAACAAGGAATGCACTGCGTTCATCTTTAATTGCTCTTAATAGCTCGCTCTTTAATGAATTCTCATATCCTTGAGATACAGAACCATTATAATTTCCGGACCTATCAGTAAAAACTACAACATCTAATACTGAGCCTATTTCCATAGTAATAGGAGGAAATCCTAATCTTGCTATTGCTTTTTCTTCTTTAGCAACATCAATAATAACGGATTGCCCTATTCTTGTTTCAGCAATAGCAGTATTATTCTTAATACTCCTAATTACAACCCTTAGAACCTCCTTATCTTTAAGCTCTTTGCTTCTTAGGGGGTTCTCAGAATCAAAATTTTTCTCATAATAATCCTCGTATAGATTATTTAATGTGTCAAATTCGTCTGGTTTGTACTGAGTAGAAGTATAAGCTCTACTACTTTTTCCTCTAGGACCCTTGTCATAGAAATTTTCTTCAAAATAGTCCGTGTATTTTTCATTTAACAATTCACGTACTTCTGGTTCGTAACCAGTAACTTCTTTTGTGTTCATGCTTTTTATTTTAGCCTATGTTTGTTATAGTGCATAAGCGGTGAGAAATTTCAAATAATTTATAAATATCTAAATACCCAATACTTTACCCAGTGGAGATAAGGGACCACTTAATACAGCTTTACCAGTTGAGATGATAGTTGTAGCTCCTGACATCGCTTTTAATACGGGTAATAAAGCTTCTGGCGGATCAATACCTAGTCCCTGTAAACCAGCTAGGGCTGCTGGTAAATGCGCTTCTATTTGTTGTAATGCTAATGCGGCAGTGATTGGAACTGCCAATAAAGGCAATTGATTAATTACATGGTTTATAAGGGTTTTTGTCTGCTGTATTTCATTTGTTGTTGATAGCATCACTGGTGAATTTGGAGGAATAGTATTGATTGATGCATCATTATATCCTTGAGATTTTAATCTAGTAGTTACTACCTCTTTTGCCGTAGGGAATGAAATTCCTGACGGATTAGGGGCATTACTAATAAAACTAGAAATAGCTGATTGTAATTCTTGACTTGCTGCCATCTTTAATTGTTTAAGGATTCAAAGTATCACCAACATGTATCATACCAGTATAAGGATCTGTAGGTAAACAATTCCATCCACCTTGAGCATTTGGTGTAACACTGCTACCGGTTGCTTTTATTTGTCCGGCCTCATTTATTGTAATAGAAGCTTGTGGATTAACTATATCAATTTCCCCAGTGGATTTCATGTTAATAGAAGATTTAGGGTTAACTAAATTAATTTCTCCCTTTGACGTAATATTTATTTTATCGTCATTAGTTATATTAATTGTAGAGCCTTTTGTTTCCAGCATTAGCCCTTTTTTTTGTGAATAAAAAATTTTAACAATTTCTATTCCATCATAAATTAGACTATGAAATCCTTCATATGAATCATTAAGTTCCGCTTTTAAGCTTTGTCCGATTTCTTGTAGTCCCTTATATTCGGGGGAATAATAGTCTCCATTATTAAATACTACTCCTACAACTGAACCCAATTGAGGTGTACTAAATCTACCACCCCCGCCATTATCCCCAAAAGAGGTATCTAGTGTTTGATATGCCCACGGGAGATCATCAACGGATAGATCGTCAAATAAGCCAAAAACATTAATCTTACAACGGCCTTTCCTTTTTGGATCATCAATATCCATCACAACACCCAAAAAATGTTGGACATCCTCAATATCAATACCAATCTCTTTACTTTTACTAGTTACCATATTAATTACTGATCTTTATTTATTATCGGATAATCCCTATTAGGCAAGCCAAGATCTTTTCCTGGGACTGTAGGATAAGCATCCTTATTTGCTCCAAAATTAGGCTCTATTTGATTAGGAGTAGAAGATATCGGATACACTCGAGAATTTATACTAGGATATGTAGAAATATTTTTTGGATAAATTTTTTCAGATGGTATATTAGTAGTAGTGGAAATATTATTATAATCATTTTCAGTGATATTAGAATAAACCCTAGATGGTAATCCAAAATCAGTACTATTATTAGAATAAACGTCCTCCTTAGGTACTATAGAATTAGTAATTCCCTGATCCTCGTATTCATTATCTGAGATATTAGGATAAACCCTTCCTGGTAATCCTAAATCAATTCCTGGATCTGTTTTATATAAATCTTCTATAGGGGGATAAACTTTTCCTATCGTATTGGTGTAATCATTCTCTTCAATATGAGGATATACTCTATCAGGAAGACCTAAATCAACCCCAGGATCTGTTTTATACAAATCTTCATTGGGTATATTATATACTCTTCCTGGTAAACCTAAATCACTTCCTGGATCATTTGGATATTCGTCAGCAACAATGCTTGGATAAACCCTATCAGGAAGACCTAAATCTGTACCCTCTACTGTAGGATAAACATCTTCTGAAGGTGTAGGATAAACCCTACTAGGCACGCCAAGATCACTTCCTGGATCATTTGGATATTCATCATCAACTATATTAGGATAAACTCTCGAAGGTAAGCCAAGATCAACACCTTCAACAGTAGGATAGGTATCTTCTGAAGGTGCAGGATAAACCCTATCCGGCACACCTAAATCGGCTCCTGGAACTGTAATATAATCATCTTCTGTAATATTTGGATAAACTCTAGAAGGTAGCCCTAGATCTGTACCCTCGACTGTAGGATAAACATCCTCTGAAGGCGCAGGATAAACCCTATCCGGCACACCAAGATCACTACCAGGGTCATTTGTATACTCGTCATCAACTATATTTGGATAAACCCTATCAGGAAGACCTAGATCAACTCCCTCGACAGTAGGATAAACATCCTCTGAAGGTGCAGGATAAACCCTATCAGGTACACCAAGAGCTGTAGCCTCATTAGAATAGTCTATATCATTAATTGTTGGATAAACTCTAGATGGTAATCCAAGGTCTGTTCCCGGGTTATTAGAATAAACATCCTCGCTAGGAGTACTATAAATCCTATTTGGTACACCAAGAGCTGCACCTTCATTAGAATAATCAACATCACTAATACTAGGATAGACCCTAGATGGTAACCCTAATGATCCGGTAGAGGAAGGATTATTTGTTATGGATTGTATTGCACCTGATACATTTCCTTGCCCAAGATTACTAATTCCTTGTGTTAGTGAGGATAAAAGACTACCCTGGTAAACATTACCTAATACTGCTTGTGATACGATAGGAGAATATTTTTGTATTACAGAAGATACTGAATTATTGATAAAATTATTTGCTAATTTAGCAAACAAATTACCATCATTATTTACGCTATAATCAGTAGCTAATGTAGATCCAGCTAAATTCCAGCTGTCTGCTATTAGTATTGGAGAAAATTGGGATTGATTTTGTAATAAATCCGATAATATGTTATATTGTAACTTCTTTTCTATTATTTTACCGACGTGAATTTTGAATCTATTATCGACAGGCTTTCTATTATCTGCATTACTTAATGTACTTGGTATATGAGCATACTCATCAAAATCAAATTCGCACTGATCTAATTGATACATGAATATGTATGGCTCCAATTTAGAAAGACTTCCATAAACACTATCCCTAGATTGCAACGGATCGCTAGCATTAGGTGGACCTGCTGGTGTGTTTAATATGCCGGATGATTGAGCAATATTCCCAACAGTTGTAGTTAGATTACTAATAGCAGAATTACCAAATGGATTTAATACATCTGTTAAATTGCTAGTTAGATGCATATTTCTTAGCTCTGTAACAATTATCCACATTCGAAATTTTCTAAGGTTTTGTGGTATTACAGATTTAAGATTTATAGTGTCATAAGTAGCCTTTCTATATAAATCTGCCATAGCAGTTACTCTTAAATCAATTGAATCCAAACAATTGAATGTTAAAATTCCACTCCTGGATATTTTTTCTTTCACAGAATCACCCGCATATGATCTGGACTGTGGTATTTTTAATAAAGAATCTAATCCTTCTACTGATTGAATAAACCAGGGGCTTTTAGCATTAATACCCTGCAATATGTTTCTAAAACCAATTAAAGCATCTGCTCTATTGGAGCTAGACTGAGCAGAAGATCCGCCGCCTGGTGCACTACCATTTTCTGCACTGGACCTCCTTTGTGTTAGATATCCTTTAGCGCTATAGAAATAAAAATTCTGGGTAACATTAGGGACTAAATTATTTTGTTTATCAGTTCCACTAATACTTACCCTGATTTGCTTAGATAATGAAAAATAATCTACACCAGCACCAATATGTGGCATGTTTATCTGATCTGCAACACAAAGTAATGGACTTATAGGTAAAAATGTTTCTTGGTCTACAGAATTACCTGGATTTAAATCAAATAATAATCTGAATCCAAGATATGTAGGATCCTCTTTCTGACCAGATGTAGTAGTTTGAAGTCCTGTGAGAAAATTATTCCTATCTTTATCCACACCAGTATTCAATAGACTATTACCTGGATTACCAGAAGCGGGAAAATTTTGTTGTAGTCCGTTTAGAAAGTCTGCCATTTTAGCTTGTTACTGGTTCAGGTACAGAAGCAACGCCGTCGTTAATGGTCCATTGTCTTTTCCCTAGCCTTAATATTGTTTTTAGTTCTCCTCCCCTAAATTCGATTGAAGTTCCTAGTATTATATATTTACCACTTAAGAATACATTTAAAACTGTTTCACCTGCATAGGATTTTTTGTCCTGCTCTACCGGACCAATTTGCCCGGCTACATCCTTAGGTGAGGTATGTACTATTCTCACTGGAACATATTGGCCCCTATAAATCCATGGTACATAGGATCCTAATTCAATATCTATGAAAATTTTATAATTCTCCAGCTTATTTATTAGATTTTGTACTGGTGCCTGATGTATGTTTTTATGTGTATTGTCAAAATATCTAACACCCGCCCATTCCTTCTTGTATTCATCCAGATAAACACTTTCGTTTGGTCTTCCTCTTAATATGATGTCATTATTTCCTAGTGTTTTAGGTGTTACTGATTCAATTGGATATTTAACATATTTTTCTCCTGGTGTTGGAACATCTAAATTTGCACTATAGAACTCAAGAAAAGTTTTATATCCATATTTATTAACAACATAGCCTGCACTATTAGAAACAGTATAGGATTTTATAAAAAATGGATATGTACCCCATTGTGGATCATTGGTTAAAAGTAACGGAAATTGTGCGTCACTAGTTTTTTGATTTGAATCTAATCCTCCTACTAAACCGTAGCTTGGTCCAATATTTGCTAAAATTGTATCACCTTCTGGGTCTGTTGAATCTTCCCCGAATAATTGTTTGTTAATATTAACAAATGTCAGATTATAATATGGATCAATCCACCAATCAAATGCATCCTCCTCTGATTTCCAAGATTTGGAAACTACAGAGTCTATAAATTCTAAATTCGGTAAATTCGGATTAATCCATGTCATCTTGTCAGCTGTATTAGACTCATTGGAAGAAAATCCCAAATTAAGGTCCTTAGCAACTTTTCTTAATGTTTCCCACGATGTCATTCCACTATAGGCTTGGCAATTATGTTGGAATATTCTTGGTATCCTTAATTGAGCTTTAACGATAAAAGTATAATAGACAGAGGATCCTTTGTAATTTTCTGGCATACCATCAATTGCCTCTGGTCCTGGACCTGTTACCTCTACTATAGTATAGTCATGTCTTATTGGTTTATATGCTTCTGAATGGGATTTTAAATAAAGACATAAGAGATCTCCATCTTTTGGATATCCAGTAAATAAAAATTGGGTTTCATAAATTTTAAATACCACTAACAATTCGGGTAAAACAGAATTCATATCTATTTTAAGATATTCAATTGCTCTAACGGTAAATGAATTAATATTGATGAATGGCATCAATGCTCCAATAGTCATTTCTTGCCTATCACTAGAAGCAGCTACCTTTTGCTTATCGTCTGCTTTATAAACATCAATAATACTCAATTCATCCAAAACTATAGTAGGTGGATCATATTGTAGTATTGCTTTTTTTTCGTTAATCATTATGAACTAAATAAATTTTTCTTAGCAATTATTGCTTTAGTATTTGCAAGTGCAGTATTATTACTATTAGCTGTTCTAGAGATACCAATACTAGCACCAAAAATTAATTTTCCATTAACAACTTGGAATTGCTGATCACTAGGACCAGCAATATTTGGTGGTAAAGGTGTTGGATTAGCAGAGGAAACATTAGTTGCATTCAAGTATGTTTGTCTTTCTGTTGATACCTGTGATATTCTACTAACTAATTGTTGTCTAAAACTAATTCTATCTTGTGTAGCTGCTGTTGTACCTCCAGCCGCTGGTGCTGCGGCAAGTAATGAGGTCATACTATTAGTAGAAGGAATTAGTAAAATATCTCCTGCATTTAATGAAAATGGATTAGATATAGAATTTAATTTCAGCAGAAGTCCCATATTATCCTGATTACCAGTATATAATTTACTAAATAAATCCGGCCTCATCTGAAATTCTGTTGGGCATACAGCTATATTAGAAAAAGAAACAGTACCTTGTGTTGGAGAACTAATAGAAGATGATGTAAGATCCACTATTTGTTGTCCATTTACTGTATTAATTGGTTTAACTGATAATACATCTATTGATAGCATTCTTTATATTTTATTATTCTCCAGTAGAAGCAAAATTGGAAACAACATTTTTTGTGTTATTAAGATTTTGAGCGTCCGGATTTTTACCTGTTGGTGTAATATAACCTTGTGTAGAGCTTGTTTCTGGGAATTGACCAAGATACATTCTACCATTACCCCTATTAAACATACTTTCATATTCTCCCCTATGCCTTGTTCTAGCATGTCTTAATTCATAAACAGCGGTCATTCCTGTTGGAAAATCATCTGGTCCTAATTGACTATCAAAGGTTATTTTAACTTGGTGACAAATTAAATTACCGATCATTGCTATTGGATTAAGGGGATTACCAACTACTAAATGCCAGTCACCTGTTGGATATCCACTTAACATTAAAGGCTCATAAAAAATATTATTTAACATATTCTCTGTTAAAAGAAGTGTTAATGATTTATATAATCTGCCTTTTTCGTCTATTTTACCAGTTTGCTTAAATTGATCAAATTCCTGCCTTAAATCCAATAATTGTTTTTGATAATCCTTTGTTTTAGCCGCTACTGCTTCAGAGTGGCTTTTTTGGATTAAATCTGCAATCCATCTAACGGGATCCGTAATATATTGCTTATATCCTTTAGGCCCACCAGGAAATGAAAACCCCATTGTATTCGGATTTTCAAGGATCTGTGGAGTTAAAAATTTGCCATAATCTGTACCTAATGCTAATAGATTTGTTAATAGATCCATAAATAGCATTCTACTATTAATATCAGATACTGAAGTAAGATCATATTTGAAGGTAACATTAAAAGAACTAGCTTTACCTGTTACACCTACCCCTCTAACATACATTTCATTAACAGTATTAATATCAACAAAGATTCTTTGACTTAGTGGATTAGACCCTTCCCTTAGATTATTATATAGATTCCTAGCATAAACCTTTTCGATATTATTAGGATCTAAAATTGCTCCACCAACAGTATTTGTTCCCTGTATGGCAGAATTTATATCAGAATTGAAGAGAGCTTTAAAAACACTACCAAATCCATTATAAAAACCAGGATCATTTTTAGTATAATTAGCAAAATCCTTTTGTCTTTTTGGTGTCCAGGTTAATCCACTTTCTATACCTATTATATCATTTAAATTATTACCAGTACCTTCACCAAAATAGCTAATAGCTTGACATATCGGAACATTAATCTGATTTTTTGCTAAATCACTTTTCGTAAAGCCGCTGAAATCTTGAGATATAACCTGACCATTTTGTGACGAAGGGTATTGTGCAGAAAGAGGAACCTTTAGATTATCGAACACAGGGGTAGGAAATCTTCTAAGTGTAATCATCCTATTATTAGGAATATTACCATATTCTTTACAGAAGATGAAGTCCTTTGGATTATAAGGTTGACCAATAAAGGGACTGTTTGGATCTAAGTAGGATCCATTAATAGTAGTAGCATTAATAATATTAAAAGCTGTAGGATTCCTACTATTATCAGGGCTTACAATCTGACTATTAGAATACTTCTCTGAACCTTTGTACGAAAATTGTGTAGATGGTCCACTAGTAGTCAGATCTGGATTATTAGTGGGATATGATGTCCCTAAAAGATAATAATTAAACAATCCACTAGGAGCACCTAGTTCACCTTCTGTAAATTCATAGAATAAACTTTTTGGTAAATTAAGATTTCCCCCCTCTGCAGGAAATCCACCATTAGGGCTATCGCCAGGAAATTGTGTAATGTATTTTCCTGCCTGTGTAGAAAGATCAAGATTAGGAGCACCTCCCCAAAGAGCTACTTGTGTTGGTTGACTATTACTGGATGATGTAGGAACATCTGCACTAATTGCGCTAAGATACATTTTGTTTGATATTTCTTATATATATTTTAGTCTCTAAAAAGGACTAAATTATATCTTAAAAGCTTCTACCACAACATTTTTAATCTTGTTTTCCGAGATTAGCTCCTTTAATGCTTTAATTTTATCTTTTGAAGGATTAGTAAAATGCAAATATACTACATCATACCTAGAGGTTAGAAAGGATTCAATTTTTTTTACCATCATTTGATTTAATATCCAATATTGGGTATTATTCAGTTCAGATGTGTTTTCAAAATTTTCCTGCACTAATTTATTCATATCAAGAAAGTAAGATTTTTCTTCTTCTATTTTGACTTTCTTAATTTCCTTATACGTTAGGTTAGTAAGGTGTATTTTCAACTCTACAGTAGTTTTATTCACTATCATTATTATCAGGTTTAACAATATCAGACCATTCTAGATCAGTAGATTGCGGTTTGTTTTCCTTCTTGTCTGCTTTTAATTGCTTGTTATGGTTTTCTTGGAGATGTGCTTGATGAATAGCTTGTCCTGCTCTAATAGTCCTTTCTAATTGTTCAGACCATTGCTTAAAAGTAGGATCCTTTTTAACTAATCCAAATTTCCGGGCCATTTCTCTCCTTTGTCTTCTTGATGGTAACATAATTATTTAGTTGAATTATTGTTTAAAAGTTTAAATTGAAAAGTCTTCAGAAAGAGACTGTGTATAATTGCATTATCACAGTCTAAGGCTTGCGATACTTTGACCAAACTGAAGTCCTCAATATTATCATTGTTTTCATTTTCTTCAGCAATTAAGCCGGTGATATTAACACTAAACGAAGGCATGCCAGAGGAGTCATAATTTGAGGATTCAATTAATCCAAGAAATTCCCATTTATCAGTTTCTTCCATACGAAATCCTGTTATCTCATTCAATCCTCTTTTAGCTGTTGAAAATATATCAGAGTCCTCGTCTGCAATATTAATCATTATTGGAATAAATGGTTCATTATCACCAATAACACCAAGTTTATCAGGATATCCATTCTCAGAAACAGTATATGGTAAAATAAGAACATATTGCATAATATGTTCTAAATTATAAGTTACTCCATCAGAAGTAAGCTTAATCTGCTTGTCCTGGTATAGTGTTTTGAGTTCTAACATTTTTTACTGGAGTTATTTTTGCTAAATATATATCCTTTATAGCTTTTTTTAAAGCATCCCTAACTACCTCGATATCAAGATCCTTTGTTACATAATCAATTATCTCGTCTTCTGCATTTTCAAAGCTAGATATTATTACATCCCATAAAGCTTTCTTAGGAAGATTTATTGTTAAATTAAGGTCAACATCTACCCAATTTTCTTTTTGTTTCTTTAAAAGAGATGCAATAGCAGATTCTTCTTTTACTATCGTGTGCAATTCACTCCTCCCAGCACGTTTTGATGTATTAGGTGCTTGTTTTGCAGGTTCAACTTTATCGAATGCGGTTTCATAAAAACCTTTTTCTACTTTTACCATATATTCATCCAATAGTGCTAATGATATACGGCTTCCATCAGTAAAAACAAGATACTGTTGTCCATTAACTTCTATAACCTCTTTATAATGGTGTACATATCCAACACTATCGCCCTTGATCCATTGGTATGAATAATTATCTAAATCGCTATGTGGATCCATATTACTATCTTTATTTGTGTTTCCCATGCCTAACATTTTTTTTATCAGATTTATCATGGCTAATCCTCCTCTATTTTACAGATATAACCCTGCCCAATTAAATTTTTAACCCAATCTAAATAATCTTTACCTACTATCCATCTTTTATCGGGCTTCTTCTTATTGACAATTTTCTCTGCTATTGCCAAATTGTCAAGAACTTTATCCGGATGCCTATAAATTTTCCATATTGTTCTTTTACCAGGACATGCTAAGTACAGATGTTTACCATATTCAGGAAGTTCAGGAAATTCTAATTCTATAGTCACATCTGGCATTATATTTACTTATATCATGATTGATCAATAAGATTTCAAGATCCCCACTTTTTAGAAAAAATATCTTGAGCTTCGTATGTAAGAGAATATAATTCCTTTTCGTTAGTAACTATTTCTTTTGTTGTTTTACCTATAATATTATTATGATGCTCTACAATAGAAGTAGTTACTATCATATGATCTATATGAAATTTTTGAAGTGTCATTGCATAATCATTATCTGAATACCAATGAATAAAATTTTCGTCCAGGTCTCCTATTATATTATATATACTCCTTTTTTGAACAATACACCAACCAGAAATATGCTGTCTAATAACATAACCTTTAATTAGTCCACTATTAATTTGTATACCATATTGAGGTTGGGTTTTTGGACAGATCGGACTGAATGAGAGGTAATTAGGATTATATTCAGAAGCCTGAAATATTTTCGATGCCCAATTCTTTTTAAAAATTAGATCATTGTTGCAAAGTGCAACAAATTCAGAAATACCTTTCTTCCTACCTAAATTTAGGTATTTATGATATCCATAAGATGTATCAGGTCTTATTGTTTCTATTGTCATATTTGGCTTATGATATCCTTCCCAATAAATGTCTGGCTGTGATTCGACTACTACAACATTAAAGTTAACATCTTCCTCTGATTCACCTAAACTTATTAAACTATTAACAGTTAATTTATGGCAATTATTATTTTTTGCATAGCTTACTATGACTACATCCATGTCTCTCATTAGTCAAATTGTTTTTTTATAATTTCAGAAATAAGATAGGCTTCATTTGCCCATTTAATTCCATCATCGATGTGTAATATGGTCTCTTTATCCGAAAGAGACTTCTCGGGGGTAGTGTGTACCTCCATAAATATACCATCACCTCCAGATACAACTGCCTGCCTCATTAAAATTCTAGAGAGGGATTTATCTGATCCATGGGTTATTCCAGTAGATTGATTTGGTTTTTGTAAACTGTGTGTAGTATCTAAAATAACAGCGCATTGGCATGAATTCTTTAATCTTGGGATGGAAGTAGAATCTACTACTAAATCATTGTAACCAAAAGTAGTACCCCTTTCTGTAACCCAAACTGCAGAAGCCCCGGAAGATAATGCCTTTTCGACACTAAAAGCCATAGCTTCTGGACTCATAAATTGCCCTTTTTTAATATTAACTATCTTCCCTGTTTTACCAGCTGCAACAATTAGATCCGTTTGTCTACATAAAAAAGCTGGTATCTGAATAACATCAACAAAATCTAATTCTAATAGATCTTCAACCGTATGTATATCAGTACAAATTTGTAGATTATATGCTATTTTAATTTTTCTAAGAATATCTATACTTTCTTTATAAGGTAATCCGGAAAAACTTTTTATACTTGTTCTATTTGCTTTTTTAAAGCTCGCTTTAAAATAGAAATTTATACCTAGGCTTAGATTATTTTTTAATCTTTTAGCGATAGACATTGTTATTTCTTCACTTTCTATTATACAGGGGCCTGCTATTAATTTCATATTTGCGTTGATTTTTTATACAAATAACCTCCATGGTGACGTTTAGAATAATCTTCTTTAGTAAATTCTATTTTTTCCATTAATCCAACTACAATTAAATCACATATAATTGACATACATGTTGTCGATGTTGTAGGTGTTAACCCTAAAGGGCATATTTCATCTACTGGTCCATAAATAATAGAATAGTCACAAAGGGACTGAATTTCTGAATCTGGGGATCCCACTAAAGCGTATATTTCTATAATTGGTTGTAGTTCTTTACAGAGATGTATGAATTCAATAACCTCTCGAGTTTTTCCAGAATTTGATATTACAATAACAATATCATTTTTATCAATCATTCCTAAATCTCCGTGCTGAGCTTCTGCAGGATGAATAAAAAAAGAAGGGGTCCCAGTAGAGCTTAATGTGGTTGCAAGAGTATGAGCAATCTGTCCAGCTTTGCCCATGCCGCAAGTAACTACCTTACCGCATCTACCAGGTATGGATAAAAGCTCGACTAATTTTTCTACTTGCTCTGTTGGGATTTTCTTAATAGCTTCTATTTCCTGATATATTAATTCCTTGAAGTTCATCTTTCATTATACAAATAATCGGATAAAAAGTTACAATTAAAAAAAATTAGCGGACAGATTTAATGCCTTGTAATACATCCATCCAATGATCACACATTTCGTGCATCATTTCTTCAAATGTATATACAGGTTCCCAATTTAATTGGCTTCTAATTTTAGTAGAATCTCCCCTTAGATATGGTAATTCTTCAGGACGAAGAAATTTAGAATTTTGAACGATATAATTTTTATAATCTAATCCTAAATAAGAAAAAACAACATCACACATTTCCCTTACACTATGGGTTTCCATAGTAGAAACTACAAAATCATCAGCAACATCATTGTTTATTATCATGTGCATTGCCCTAACGTAATCTTTGGAATGTCCCCAATCCCGATAAGAATCCATATTGCCTAATTCTAAACTAGTGGATAACCCCAATTTAATTTCACAAGCACCCTTCACAACTTTATTGGTAACAAAATTTGAACCTCTTCGCGGAGACTCATGATTAAATAAGATACCATTACATGCGTGTAAACCATATGCTCTTCTATAATGCCTAACTATATTATAGCCAAAAACCTTACTACATCCATAGGGGGATACAGGGTTCATTGGTGTTGATTCCCTTTGAAAGAGATCCGGATCAACAGATAATCCAAACATCTCAGAGGAGCTTGCTTGGTAAAATTTTGCTTTTGGTACAATTCGTTTATAAGCTTCCAAAAGATTTATTACCCCAATTGAATTAGTCTGTACAGTATATTGGGGTATATCAAAGCTAATCCGAACATGGCTTTGAGCACCTATATTATAGATTTCATCAGGCTTAACTTCCGTTAAAATTTTTTCTATTGATGTTTGATCTGTTAGATCCCCGTAATGATTAAATAGGAGGGGGCTCGATAAAATCGGCATTAAACGGGCAGATTGATTCTCTGCTGTGGAATTTCTACGAATCATTCCATGCACTTCATACCCAAGAGATAAAAGATATTGGGCAAGATAAGATCCATCCTGTCCATTTACACCAGTAATAAAAGCTTTTTTCCTCATCAATTAAACTTTTAATTTTATTCCTTTTTCTTTAAAAAATTTCATCTGTGTTAGATCAGGCCAATCATTGACAGTCCATTTAACTGGGACTGTATCTATTGCATTTTTTAATTTTTCTAATCCTATTTTTGCAGTTTCTGGTGTCATATAATAATGATATCCCATCATATCAATATCTTGATCTCTCCATAAAATATCAGGGACCCTACCATCATATGACATCTTTTTCAGAGTCTCTGCTGCTTCTGGATTATTAGTAAGAATAATTCCTCCCCTACCTAAATTCAGATGTTTTTTAAACTGAAAACTAACATTCATAAAAGTTCCTGGAATATAGCTATCTTTTTTCCACAAAACTGCTGCATCTATAACATCATCCGTTAAATAATAATAATCCTCCCAATTTTCATCCTTCCAAAAAAGATCGAGCCCTAATTTATATGCTAACATAGGAATAGATAAATAGGTTCTTTTAGGTACATAAATAGAGCTAGCGTTAGTATACCTTAAACAAAGTTCTACTCCGTGGGTACAACAATCTACAGCAATGGCATATTTAGATCCAAAAAAATTAGCTATAGATTCTTCGAAATTTTTAATGCTGTCAAATCCCATTTTATTTTATTTTTAATATTTTTTTCGTTTGCTCGATCATTGAAATTTGTAATGACTTATACTTCATCGATCTAATATAATTATCCTCTATTGCACTTGTCATTGAAAAATAAGTTTCTGGTGTTATACTGTTACAAATTTCAATAATTTCTTCCAGACTTTTTGCATATAAAATTCCATCTATATTAAAAAAATCCCCTATGTTTTCCGGACCGTAATAAATAGGAATGGTCTTAGTTTGAAAACAGTCTATAATTTTTTCCGAGAAAGCGTTTCTAATTAAATTAGTATTTTCGATTGCAAGGTGAAATTGACTATCGAAAAGAGGATTTTTACTTACGCCAAGAACTAATTTATCTTTATATTCAATATCATCTATAGGTGAATGTGTACTTAGATAGAACTTCTTTTCTGGTAAAATCTTATGCTTGGAATTAAATATATTCCATCTAACAATATATCCATCTAATAGAGGTAAATATTGGCTATTGTGCTTATTACCAAAAATTCCAGAGATACTAAATTCTTTATCCTTGAATTCATAAGGTTGACTAATCCATGTTGTAGGAGTAATAGATAGTAGAGAATTAGGGTATTGTTTTAATATATCCTCATGATAAGTGAAGATATAATCATAGCAATGCTGATATTCCTCTAGATATTGGAGCATTCTCTCCTTAAGATAATCAAATGGCTCCATTAAAGCTATGATCCTAAATTTACCATCCGGAGTAGGATCATAAGGTCCATGGTCAATGTATATTTCAACATCGGATTCATAATCAATATCGCATAGAAATGTAGACCCATTAGGAATCCAACTAGCGTTTATAGAGATTTTACTCATTCTCTAAATAGGTCTTTATATTATTGCTATCGTTACACCATTTAGAAGCATACTTTCCTTCTAAAGGTCTGGAAAACATTGGATGATAGTGCTTATCACAGCCGCTAAAGAAATAGTGATTTGCTTGAGTTAAACGGGTTTTATTTAAATCAGTAACACCCGGAACATTACATCCACCATGTAGCATATTTGATGCCCAGATTAAAGCTTGTCCTTTTTTTAATTTTACTATATATGGATTTGCTTTCTTAGCTTCCACTAGATCTATAATAAATTTTTCATATTTCTCATAATTTATTGCTTCTCCATTAGGTATATCATCAGGATGTGGTAATTTAAGATTGTGATATTCATACGTGTTCCATTTATGACTACCAGGGACTATTCTTAATGAACCATTAGTTTCATCAACATCCTCAAAAGCAACCCAAACTCCAGCCATCCATAAAAAAGGAATTGTATGAAAATGTATAATATCACTATGTAGTGGCTGATTACTTCCTTTAATAAAATTGATAGTGGAAAAAGGAAATGGTTCTTTATCATATAAAAAGGTAAGGGTCTCTAATATTTTTTTATTCATTGTTAGATTAGCAATATTTTTACTTTTCCTCCAATGCTCAAAAATCCTCTTACTTTCACTATATGTAAAATGGTCTGCATGATATTTTGTTGCTTCGTCGATTAGTGCGGATTGCATATCACTAACAATATGCAATATTTCAGAATCCTTTAATTCTAGATCTATAATTAAATATCCATCTTCGTGATATTTAATACACATCTCTTTTTGTTCTGGTGTTAGTACTGTATCATTTTCTAACAATTGGTAGAAAAAAGGAGATTCTATCCATGGTATATCCAATAAATGCTTATCCGTGAAATAATTACTCATAATTCATTAATTTTTTTCCTGATGCTAATATTCTTTCTTTTTCCCTTGCCTTAATTGGTTTAGCTGGGCTACCTCCATAAACCATCCAAGGCTCTGTATCTTTAGTAACTAAAGAATTTGCACCAATGATACATCCTTCTCCAAGGGTTACTCCAGGCAAAACACTACAATTAACTCCTAATGTAGCATACCGCTTAAATATAACAGGTTTATTAATAACAGTCCTATATTCTATAGGAACAACAGGAGAGATCAGACCTTGTATAAAATCATCGGACGCGCAAACTATCCTACTACCAGATCCAATATTTGTAAAATCCTCCATTACTAATAATGCAGGTGCTCCTCCTATAATAGAGACACTTGGCGCAATGTGAATATAATTACCCAGCTGTGCTTGTGTTGAAATATAAGTCCACGCATCGATAGCTATATGACTTCCAAGCTCAATTAATTCAGGTCTTGAGATAATTGCAAGCTCACTAATTCTTACGTCTGTTCCAATTTTTTTATACATAACTAAATAATTTATTAATAATCAATAACAATTGATCCCCAAGTCCACCCAGAGCCAATAGCGGTTAGTAATATTTTATCTCCTCTATCTATCTCCCCATTTATAATTGCTTCATGTAATGCAATTGGTATAGAAGCACCAGCTAAATTAGCATATCTGTCCATCACAGTTTTTATTTGTTCGAATGGCATTTCTAATTGCTCTGCAATTATTTTTAAGATATTGATGCTTGGTTGATGAGGTATTATCTTCTTTATATCTTTTACTGAAAGATTAGTTTCAAAAAGGACTGCACGGATTGAATTTGGTAGGGTTGAAATAGCTTGTTCCCAAACTTCTTTCCCCTTCATGATAAAGGGTCCTTCTAATGGCATGGTAAACCCTGTCATTCCTGTTCCCCCACCATTAGATTCAATTTTACTATAAATCCAACCACCATTACTTTCTCCTAAAATAACTGCTCCTGCACCATCACCAAAAAATACACAATGCTGATCATTCCAATTAGTATGAGATGAATATGATTCTGTTGCTATTATTAGTATATTATTAAAAGACTTAGAATTTATTAAGGAACTAGCTATTGACATAGCATAAACAAATCCAGAACAGACTGCATTAATATCAAAAGAGGGAATATTTCTTTCCAATTTCAATTTATTGTGTATAGTACATGCAGTCGAGGGTGAAATTTTTTCGGGACTGGAGGTTGCAACTATTATCATGTCTATATCTTCTTTATCCATTTTTGCATTTTCCAAAGCTAGTAATGCGGATCTATACCCCATTTCAGAAACTGTTTCCTCTATTGAAGAAATCCTTCTTTCCTTTATTCCTAATTTATTAAATATCCATTCATCAGTAGTATTTACTTTCTGCGCAATGTCCTCATTTGTTAGGATCTTTGATGGCAAATATGACGATGTTCCTTTTATACTAATGTTGGTGTATTTCATAATCTATAGTTTTATCCAGGATTCTGGTATAATATCAGTGTCTATATAACCAGGATCATTAGTTCCAAACCATTTTCCAGGGGTAACTACTTTTTTAACCGGATTTTTATTTAACCAAGCTCCCCACCAAGAAAAACTCGAGCTTGATATAATATTATGATCGCACATAGACATTAAAAAAAGTTCAATATAATCCTTATCCGAGATAAATACGAAATTATCCCCTTTGAAGTTAGCCCTAGCATAATCAGGGTCATCGCTAAAAACCAAATAAGTTTTTGCCTGGATAATATCCATAGCAGATTTGTACCATTCTATCGTCTTAGTATGATGTTTACTACTTTGGTCTAAAGAATAGTCCCCGCGTCGAACATGAATTGCACAAGTACCATCACCTAAAAATTGTTTATATTTTTCTATCTTCTCTAGTACAAATTCAGATGGCTCGAAAAGGTTTAATATATAATTTCTGTTAGTAAAATATTTCTCTGTCTGGAAGTAGCCATGATAAATTGTTCCATCAACAAATTTAATAGGAACAAAATGAAATGGGCAAATAATCTTATTAGTAAAGATACCCTGTGTTTCCCAATGAAAATTTTTAAAAATCTTCAAATAGTCTTGTGTTGATACATCGGATGTTGGATATACACGGGCCCTATCATTTTGAACCTTAGCTAAATGAGATTCCACATTAGGAAATACTGCCTTAGTATTATTTGCTAATGCAGTATTTTCTATTGCAGCAATAACAAACATCATATTGCCTAATCCTCCGAGTATATTACCTCCTATCATAAAAAAACCTTATCTAACTTTTGGCCCTCATATGGTCCAGTTTTATATTCATAAACAACAGTATTATCTTCTAAGATTTCATACGTATGTCCTCCATAGAGAGTAAAACTTGCATCCCCTGGATATAATATTGGTTCTGCTATAAGACTACCGTCGAGATCATAAAATTTACATTTCACGCTTCCCCTAATTACTACCCAAGATTCCTGTGCTATTTGTGCTTCATAAGACCTTTTTTTTGTTATATGCTTATGTGCAGGAAATGTTTTTCCATTTTCCATTAATAAAGTAGCACATTGTATGAAATTATCAGGAGGCACTATTTCAGTTCTTCCTGTTATTTCTGATAATCTATTAATGATATGCAGTAGTTTATTTTCTTCTACTCTTGAATATATATTTTCCATATTAATTAGTATTATTGCTTGGATAAAAAGGTCTTATAATTATTTCAGATATATTGGCATTATTTGGCAATTCTATTGCATTAATGATTTGAGTAGCTACTAATTCAGGGGTCATTCCTATATCAAATGTAGGCTTAAATTGTTTTAATAAAGATTCATTTTTTGTTTTGTCTATAAAAGGAGTATTAACTGTTCCTGGCGAGATTGTTGTTACTCTCACTTTTTTGCTAAGGTCCGCTCTAATTCCTTCGCTAATTGCTAATACTGCATGTTTTGTTGCACAATATACACCAGAATTAGGGAAAATATGATGAGATGCAACAGATCCTAAATTTATTATGTGACCATTTTCTTTAATTAAATTAGGTAAGAAAGTATGTAGTACATTTAATAGCCCTTTAATATTAACGTCTATCATGGTATTCCAATCCTCTAATTTACCATCCTGTAAATTATCAAAAATCCCAATTCCTGCATTATTTATAAGTACATCTATGCCAGTTATTTTATTTTTTACTTCCCTTTCCATTAATATAACATCCTCTATTTTAGTTATATCGGTTTTAAAATAAAAAGCATTAGGCCGATCTTTTACCAAATTAATCAAAGCCTCTTCGTTTCTCCCTGTTAAAAATACAGTGTGTCCATTAGCAGTAGCCAATTCAAAAGTTGCTTTACCAATACCACTAGTAGCACCAGTAATTAAAATTCTTTTCATCTGATATTATTTGTATGCTCGTTAAATTTTCTTTCCATCCAACTATAATCAGCAAAAGCATTATGAATATCACTATGATTACTAATTTGGACTGCTGTTATTGGATATGTGCAATAGCAAGGAAAATTTTCCTGTCCATATTCTGCTAACCAAACATCTATAATAGATATCAAGCCTTTATTAAAGTGTTCCAAATAATAATCATAAAAACTTTCGTGATATGCAATTGCATGGGTAGCAAAACCCCTTTTAAGTCTTAGGAGATTATCGTCTGCTCTTTCTAGCGGAATATGTAAATTAGTTCCTAGATAAAACAAGGACCAATCTTTCGTTTTTAATTGATTTATAGATTTTTCAATAGAATCAACATTGATAAGATCAACATCATCCTCAAATATTAATACAGATTTCCATTTATTTTCTTTTGCCTTTTTAATAATATTAATATGAGAAAGTAAACAACCATATAAGGGGATTTTAATTTTTTCCGTATCTGGCGTAAATGGTATATTACCATCATCAACTGGAATTACACCCGAAAATCTTTCAACTAAATCCAATATATTATGTTTGCCGAATAAAATATTACATCTTTCTAATCTATCTAATCTTTTATCTAGATTAATTAGGAATATTTTGTCAAAGTATTGGAATGCTTCTCTCATTGGATATTTTTTATAAAAAAACCTGATATTAGTTCTATGAATTTTAATTTGTCACCTTGACAAAAATGTGTAAATCCATCATGAAGTCTTCGTTGTTCTCCTAAATCTGGATTAGTCGATCCATTATTTCGGGGATGATTCATATGAAACATATCAATTAAGGGTTCATTACACCCATCTACACCTATTGTACATAATAATTTATCATAAAAGAAAGCATCCTCACAAGAGTAGCTATGGAAAAATTCAGCATCAAATCCTCCAACATTAAAAAAATCCTTCTTACTAATGAATATTGATCCACCAGGTGCACCAGCAGCACAATATGTAGAACCATCCTCGCCAATAATTAATTTGCCTATTGTAGTATCCTTATTAATAATAGAGGTAGTTCTTCTATCGTCCATAACAACTATTCTTCTACCTCCAAATGCTTGTATAGGTTTAGTATATGATGTCCTTTCTAAATTTTTAAATAGATTTTCAAAAAAATCCTCTTTCATCAATAGGTCAAGATCATGAAATAAATAGAATTCAGCATTGTTTGCAAACAATGCCCCAACATTCATTGCTAAACATTTATTAAAATGATCCCTCTCATTTTTTTTAATCCATATATGATTAGCTTTTCCATAACAATAATTACGATGTGCACCAATAGACCCATGCTCAACGAAAGTAATGGAATATTTTTTATCTGGATAATATTCCATTGCTTTTTGAAAATGCGATATCAAGGGTGCAGTAAAATTTTCACGCCCAAGAACTGGTATAATAATAGAAAGGTCTACTGGTTCATTATTATGAAAATAAAATTCACATCCATCCTTTATAGAATTATAATCTATTCGGTTGCTCATGTACACATGGATCAAATCCGAGAGAGTCTTTTTATGTGGATGCATTGTGATTAGATCTTTATTATTTTGGTCAGGAGGAATATTTTTTGGTGGCGGTGGTGGCGGTGGCAATGCAGCTTCCTTAATTTGGTCTACCTGCTGTTGAAGTATTTGTTTAATCCTACTAGATGCATTAATAGATTTACTGACTATCATTCTTCTATTTTTGTTAATGTATCTACTCATAATTACTACATATGTTTTAATTATATATCCCTCGTTAATTTCCCTTTTTACTAAAGATCTAATACATTTTGTGGCCTATTAGGATCCCCTAATCCTAAAGATAATGATCTTTTTACTAATTCTTTTTTATCTGTATTTCTAGCTCTTTCAAATAACCTTTCATTAACCCCCATATTAATACCATCCTTATTAAAATGGCTTAAATGTATTATAGGATAATTAATTTTAGGTAAATCTGTATCTTTATCTATTCCTAATATAGATTTAATAATTTCAACTGCAGCTTTATCTTCCCAGCCATACCTAAAAAAATCTTCAGGATATCCCCCAAATTCCTCCCAGTACCATTTTCTCTCAAAAACAAGAACTGCACCATATCCACACCCCCTTGTAAACGTTTCAAATCTAAAAACGGGATCTTTGGGTCCTCCGTTGCCATAATTATAAATAGCTGGAAAATTTCTCCCTGCCAGAAATATTTGTGTTATTGGTTCTTGATATATCCAATGATATAGATTTGCCCCGCCTGCGAAGAGAAAATTTGTATTCGATATTTCAGTAAAGTAGTTTTCTTGAAATACCATATCTGCATCCATTAATACTATTTTTTCTCCAGATGCAATTTTAGCACCAACATTACGACACCAGCTAAGATTAAATCCACGATTATATGGGTCTTTAATACCAATCCATTGGTATCCCTCTGATTTTATAGACTCCTTATAGAAAGATCCATCTAAAGATTGCTCAACTATAATAACCTCATAGTCCTTATAATTTTGATTTTCTATAGACTTTATACAATGGATAAAATTTCTTTGCCTTAATGAATCATTTCCAGCAACTGGAATGATTACTGATATTTTGCTCATATTAGATTTAATTTTTTAAATAAGGTTTGGCATTTTTGAAAATTATCTTTCATTGGTAAAGGAAGGTGACAATCAAACATTTCTTCTGTTGTATAGTTATCATTTTCTGGCCATCTAACTTTATCTAATCTGTTTCGAGCTATTTTACCATCAATCCAACCCCTCCGAAGTCCAACATACCTACTGGTTTTGTAGTGCCATTTAAGAAATTGAGCATAAAAATATTGTTGGTCTGTTCCGTGCCCATAATTAGCTTGCTTCATCTTCAGCATAAAATATTCCCAAGATGTATTTTCATTAATATCTAAGATATCATTAAATGTACTTCCCTTTCCTGCTAAATAACACATAGGAAGCATAGGTCTTCTTCGATAAAATCCATGTTCCAATACATCACTAGTATAGCTAACAAAAAAATCGTCTGGTATTTCAGGAAGATGCTCCATATAATATTTTTTACTAATTGGTAGCATGTCCAAATCTGACATTATTATAGTATCATCTGGAAATTTCGTTCCTGCCCATAATCTTATTGATTGTGCTTGATTGACAATATCCCATAAAGGATCCTCTGGGACCTGAATAACTTGTCCATATTGGGATAATTCCAAAACTCTAGAAGCTTCTCCTATAAAAAAAAGAACAGGTTCTACTCCTATTAAATCCCTCCATGCCTTGGAAACATAGGGCCAAAAATCTAAATATTTTGGATTATCATTTGCTGAAAGTATAGCTCTATTTAGTTTCATTTGGATCATTAAATTTTATTAAAAATCCATTATAAATTCTATTTTTATAGGATCTTAATGTGGATCTACTTATATCTAAAAAATTAGCTGCTTCTTTCACAGAGGAAAAATCCATAATTATATTGTCCTTTATTAATTGAACATTTATAGAATTAAGAGCTTTTTTCCCATAATTTGGATGATTCACTCCTCTTAATTGTTTTCCGTATGCCGGATGATCTTTTCCGCGCAGTCCATATAATGGACTATTCATTCCCGAATTTTTTAATCTAATTTTTTCTTTTGTATCTTCATTTCTTTGTTTTCCTTTCCATTCGGGTATTTTTGTTTTATATAATTCTTTCATGGAAAGGGATTGTTTTTCTTTAGAGTGTTGGCTTCTTTCAATTCCTTTTGTTGGATTTATATACCCGTTTTGATATTTCTTCTTCCATAATAAAGATAAATTATCTTTTTGACTCTTTGAAAATTTATAACCTAACGGACTATTAGCAGTTTTATAAATATTATATCCTATATTTCTAATATAAGGTTTTTCTAAATCTAAATAATATTGTTCCCTTTCGATTAGGATTTTTTTATTTCTATCAGTATTTTCTATCACTAAAAAAATAAAATCTTCTCTCCCGTATTTATTCCAAGCATTTTGTAAATAGCTATTGCTGTGTATATTTTTATCTAATTCATTAATATGTATATTCCATCTTTTATCTATATTAACAGCAGATCCAATATAAATTTTATTCGTGGTTTTATTAGCTATTTTATAAATTCCAGATTTAATCATAATCTATATATCTAAATAATGTTGGCAATACATATATATTCAGGAGGTAATTTTATCTACATGTTATCCTGCTTGCTTGATGGTGATAAATTATAGGAGTTACATTTGGATATAACTTTTGTGAATGTGTATCTACAAAAACATATTCGGGAGGTAAATCTTGAAATTTTAGATTCGGGTGGAGATCCAGAGCTTTCTTTAGATTATATTGTTCCCATGTTAAAGGGTTTCGTCTTTCCGCCGGAGTTTCACTATTTATCCTAATCCATTCATCTATAAGAAAAAGTATTTCGGAAGACTTTTTGAAATATATTGTTCCACTAAGAGGCTCATTCTTTCTCCATGGAAAATTTTCTAGTCTAAAGGAGATATCACAATCTATTGTGTCAAATAATACGGGATTAGATTTAAAAACAGCATCAACGTCCACATAAACGAAAGATGGAGAATCAAGATTTGTTATGGAATCTTTTATAAATTGGGCCTTGTAGTGGGTATTCTTTTCCCAAGAGCCTAACGAATCTATAAGTTCTAAATGTAGTGGTATATTAAAATCTTTGCAGGACTGTTGAAGATTTCTTGATAAGGTTTCGTAATAATCATTCTTTGTTGCGTATGCAATTACCAAATAAGGGCTCATAGATATAACAATATTTACTGGTGGGCTATTAACTTCGTTATACTTTTATCATTGTTTTTTAACAAAGTTTCAGATATTATTATATATTTCCTACGAAATCATATCTCTGGTTTTATATATAAGTAAAGATAAAAGTGACGAATGAAAGTACTTAAGAATTACTGGTTTTTACAAGACCCGATTGATGTTGAACATAAGTTCTATGTGCTGATGGATTTTTTACAGTCGGTGGAGAAGGACCTTAATGACAAAAAATACAATGAGCAGATCCAAAAGATTAGAAGGATCCACGACGACTTAAAAACCTTCAAGGATAAGAAAAATTTATCAGATCGAACCTTAGTCACAATGACACAAACTGATTTGGAGCAACTTAAAACTTTCCAAGAATTGGTTATTGACAAAGAGGATGAATTGAAAGTACTTATTGATAATTCGATAGGTATATTAGATGGATTTTTAAGTAAAATAAACCCCCTATTACAGGAGATAAATGATTCTATAAAGGTTCATTCTTACGACGAAGCCAAAACATTCAAGGATCAAGGATTTTTGGTACTGCGTATACCAAATAAAAGGAAATTTAAGATATATTCTTGGATGTTCTCTTTTGTAAAAGTCAAACAGAAAGATCAGATTGGTATATTAATAACAGAATTATTAGATCCATTGCCAAAATATAGTATTTCGGATAAAAAAATAATGAAATTTTTCCAATCTGAAATTAAAATATACAATCCTTCTTTAGATTCTTTTATATTTGCGGATTTGGATAAATCTAAAAAGGAGACCGAAGTTGGTTTTGATCTAATGAAAGAGAGGGGTATACAATTTATAGTGGAGTCCTATCAGAAATTCCTTTCCTCATAAAAATATTTTTTGCCTGTTCTAGGGTCTTCAAAAAATCCTCTTTCTCAATCCCGTATTTTTCAGGGTCAAATTCTTCAATTGATTGAACATATTCAGGTTCTATTGCAGAACCTGTTTGTGGTACAATTTTCAAATTATTTTTTGCTGGACTAAAATAAATATCATATTTTCTTTTACCAGCTTTGATATTTTCAAAACAAAGAACATATCCATCTGGATATATTGATAATTGAAAATCTGCTTTTGAGTCCAAAAAATCTTCTATTGCTTTCATTAATAGATTAAGTTCCTTAGAACGAAGATTCATGATAGAATCAATTGATCCAGCTCCTGTTAAGGATTTTATTATAATTTTAATATCATCCTTATCACTAACACTCATCTTTTTGAACAAAATTTCAAGGTCCGAGATAAAGTCGGATTTATTATAACCAATACGAGGATCATATACACAAGCATATTTGAAGGGTAGTATTTCATTAGTTTCTTGTGACCCAGCAGAAGAGGATTCGGTTAATTCAGTAAAGGTCTTTAGATGCTTCATCAATCCTATATATCAATAAAAAACTAAGTCAAAAGTACGATATATAGTTAAAAGATCAAGCCCCATGATAACTAGGTATAGTGAATTTAGTAAACCAAAAAAAACCGTGTCATTGATGGAGAAAGAAGAGTATTTCCAACATATAGATGGAATACAGGCTCATATTGATGTAATGGTATTAGAAGGAAAATCGAAGGAAGAAATAAATGAGGGCTTAGGTGAAATCTTTTCTTTTCTTGGTGGTGGTTTTAAGCAAACTTTATATCAATATGCAGCACAGTGGATGCTAAAAAAATTGGGATTACCAGCTGATGGCTGGATAATGGAATTAGCTATACAAATAGTTACAAAAATTAAATTTACTGAAATAGGCAATTATTTTGGCGACGGGTCCTGTAAATATTGGGCTCAAGCAATTCAAGAGGGTTTAGTATATTTTATGACTCAAAAAGCAGGTGATTTAATATTAGGTAGTTTAAAGATAGCACCTGGTAATGCGGATCAAAGAGGAGGTATAGCAAATACGTTGATTAAAACCATAACAAATGGAGCAGGTCAAGCATTAAATAATACTGAATTTATAACAAATCTTGAACAAACAATAGAGGGTAAAATTTGCGGTAAAGGTGCTCCTGGATTTTCTGATATTTTTAAAGGTAAAACAGCAGATCCAGGAACCCAGGAGGAATTAAAGAATCAATTACATCAAGCTTCTAAAGAAGATCCAAATATAATGGGACAGGCCAAAGGAATAGGATTATTAAGTTTTCTTGGGTTTGGAGGATCATAATAACATATATACAACATGAACCAAAAGGACGTAAAGAAAAGAGAGGTGCTAGAATTTAAAGATTTTTTAAAGGTTATAAAGGACCCATGGAATCCAAAAAATCTTAGCAAAGAGGACCGTACTGGGTTTCATACTATAAAAATACAAAGGCCTTGGGAATACATGGATTGGGTAGATCCAATCTTTAATCATACCTCTAAAATTATGTATGCAGCACCTGCAGTAACAACAGAATCAGGAACTCCTCCTGAATTAGGGGGAAACACTGAATAAAAAAGATATATAAGTAAATAAAATAACTACAAAATGGCTAAAATATTCTCATTCGACGAATTCTGCGAGGAAGTTCTACATATGGACGGAGCAGGAGAAGAAGGCGGTGAAAAAACCGATGACTACTACGGTGGCGGTGACGATACTGATACCGAAGATACAGCAGATACCGAAGATACTGATACTGAAGATACAGCAGATACCGAAGATACTGATACTGAAGATACAGCAGATACCGAAGATACTGATACTGAAGATACAGCAGATACAGAGGATAAGGGATCTAAGAAAAAGAAAAGTAAAAAAGACGATAAAGGCGGCGGCGATTTTGATTGGACTAAAGAAGAAACTGAAGAAGAGGAAGAAACTGAAGAAATTGAAGGTGATGAAGATTTCTATAGAGATGGGACAACAGCAGGTGACGAAGAAGAAGATATGATGGATGAACCTGAAGATGAAACAACCCCTGGAATAGAAAGTTTCGACGACTATTTCGCATAACAAATTAAATTTAATTGTTAAAATAACTACCCACACAATTGTGTGGGTTTTAAATTGTATGGAAAATTGAAATGGTCTTTTAATTTTCGAGATATATAATTATAATTAGTTCTAATGGAAAAATCAATTAAAGATTTCGTATTTAAAGGAAAGCCCAAGGTTAAAAAGGAAAAACCAAGCTCATTGATAGTCCTTACTACTAGATTAGGCAAAAGTGGTTCTATTGCTCCTACTGTAAAAAAACTCGTGGAGAAATGCAAAAAAAGGGGAATAAGATGTGTAGTTATTGATACACCCTATGGAGTAATAGAAAAAACGGAAAAAGGAACATATTTAATAGGTAATAAGGGAGAAGAAAAAACAGAGGTTGATGTATCTAATACTATGATACTCCCTAGGAGATCCTCTATTGAAAATACTGCGGCAGTTAAATTTTTTCAGAAATTAGAAACTATAGGATTTACTGCAATCAATTCATTAAAATCAGTTTTAATGTGTGAGGATAAATTGGAAACCTGTGAAAAATTATCAGAAAGAGGCATACCAGTACCAAAAACATCATTAATATCTAACATAAAAAGTGTAGATAGCGCAGTTGAAGAAATAGGTGGAAGATTTCCAATTATCGTTAAACTACTTAATGGTACAAAAGGCATAGGTGTTTTTCAAATAGATTCTCATCCATCCCTTATATCTTCGCTTCAAACAATTTGGAAACTTTCCCCTAATACAGAATTACTTTTACAGGAGAAGATTGAAGCTGAATACGATTTGCGTATTCACGTTTTAGGCAACCGTGACGGCAGCGACGAAGGATACAATTATGAAGTTATTGGGGCAATGAAAAGGATTAAAATTGAGGGGGATTTTAGGACCAATTTCTCTCTGGGTGGAGAAACTGAAAAAGTGGAATTAACACCAGAAGTAGAGAAGATAGCTATTAAATGTGCAAAGGCAACAGGCTGTGGTTGGTGTGGAGTAGATATCATAGTAGAGTCGGAAACTAAGAAACCCTATGTATTGGAAGTTAATGCTTCCCCTGGAACAGACGGTATAGAAAAAACCACGGATCTTCCAATAACAGATATAGTCTTGGACTTTTTATCAAATAAAAAGAACTGGAGCCATCCAACAAAAATTATAGGATTTAGAGAAATTTTTACCGTAAAGGGTGTTGGAGATTTTGTAGGAAAATCTGATACTGGTAATGGTGCTATATCTTGTTCCTTACATGCAGATTCATTTGAACAAATAGGCAAAGAAATTATATGGAGTATTGGGGATAAGGAATATAAGAATAAAATAGTTGAATACTCTCACCCGGAAATTGGGGCAGAAACAGAAAAGAGGCCAGTTATTTTACTTGATGTAGAATTCGAGGGAACTACATATACTGATGTTAAATTTTCCGTAGTTGACAGAAAAACAAAGAGTACACCCCTATTAATTAATAGGTCCTTCATGGATAGAGCAGGATTAGTGATCGATCCAAGTAGAACCTTTATAGTTACAGATAAACCTGAAGAATATGACCCAGCATCAGCTAAGGAAGGTTCAAGAGGTGGTATAATACTTTCTACCGAGTAATAGAGAGGAAATGATCAATTGCTTCCTGTCTATAATTTTCAGGATTAATTACAATTTTCTCATTTTTTAATGGATATTTTTTACGAGTTAAAATTTCATCTGGTATAAGTCCCCTAAAGGTTTCTTTGAGTACTTTTTTGTCAGTCCTCATTTCTAATGGTAAGCTAAGTGCAAAAGAAATAATTTCTAAATTAAGGAAAGGATTTCTTAATTCTAGCGTATGCGCCATTGACATTTTATCTAATCTTGGAAGATGATAATATGTTAATTCGTGAAATATATCACTTCTTTGAGAATCGTATTCATGAATTCTTCTATATCCCCCGAATAATTCATCTGCACCATCACCAGATAAAACTATTCTAGTATTAGTTCCTTTCTTAATAGCATCGAATAGCATATATTGTGGAACTACACTTCCTAAATCAACCGGGGATTCATTCCAATGTGAATAAATCTCGTCTAATTTCCTACCAAAATTTGGATCATTAGAATCCATTTTATAGTCTAAAAAATTGACTTTGATCCCCCAATAATTTTCACACATTTTCACATAATCATTATCGGGTCCATTGTTAATGGAATACCAACTCACATCAGCCCCAAGTTTTAAAAGTAATCCCCCAATAATACTGGAATCTAAACCACCACTTAATAAAATCGAGATTGGATAATCTAAACTCAGAAGTCTATTACGCGTTGAATTTTCAAGTTTTTCCCAAAGCCAATCATATACATCATCATCTGATTTAAAGATGCTAAAATCGAAACTAAACTGATAATACGGACCGAATGTTTGCTTTATCTCTGGAGTTTTTAAATCCCAAAAATGTATATAATTATTTTTAAGTTTAGTTATATTTGTAAATGGGGTACTTTCGTTTGACATATATCCCCACTTTTTAACACCCCCGATAAATTCCTGACTTATTTTGGTATTTTCATTTATAAGTCCCTTTGCTTCTGAACAAATTTCACCCAATTCATTTGTATATAGACACTTCTTTCCTAAGGGATCGGTAAAAGAAATTATAGTACCTTTTTTAGTATCTACTATACAAATTGCCCAAAATCCATCCCATGATTGGATATGCGGAGTATAGAGTGCATAAAACATTTGGGGCTCTCCTGTATAACTAGAGAAGAGGGATTTTAAATATTCTGTATCGGAATCATATTGTTTTGGATAATTAAATATTTCTCCATTGAACAAAAGATATTTCCCGTCTCCCAAGTCTATTGGTTGAATCCATTGATCCCCAACCTTGGTTTGTATTGGTAATCTATGATGTACCATGTTTAATCCATTAGGACCATCTACCTTACTATATTCAATACCTCTATGTGAAATTGAGTCAATTCTTTGCTGGGATAAATTATATCCTACTAATATTCCGCACATGTTATTCTAGTTCCAATTCTTTTAAAAAGTTAGTAAAATTATTTTCTGATATCTTATCGAAATTATTTTTGAACCTATTTACCTTATATCCCATTCCATCCATTAAATCATAAAAATGATTAAATAGATCTATTTCCTCCTGAATCCGCGAATCATCTCCATCCCATATATCCTTCTTTCTATCTTGTGGGAAAGTTCCTTCTATAGCTATAAAATAACTATCTGATAATAATCCACTTTTTATTACCCATCTTATTTGTTCCTCCGCTTCATGGAGAGAAATCCTTTTTTGGAATACTCCCCATACAGTATTGGATACTATTCCCCTATCAACAACAAAAGAAGTAGTTGATTTCATCCAACTAATAGGAAATTGATTTTTTAAAAATCCATCTCTGTTTAGTTGATGTAGCATCAATTCTTTTCCAAGTCCTAAATAATGGGTATCTGGTGATTCTCTTTGTAAATTTAATCCACTAAAAGCTTCGTTAAATTCAAACTTGAATATAGGAAAAACTTTTTGTGAATTTATTAGGAAACTTTTTCCGCTTTTACGGGCTCCCTCAATTACGATTAATGACATTTTTATTCTTTATCATTCTAGAATAATCCTGTATGTAAAGTTTCTACTAATATAACTACTTTAACAAAATTAAAACGCCTTTAATTATCTTATTCAGAACTTTTTTATTATATTTGTAATATGAAAAGAAATTCTCGATTAGTTTTCATAGTATTTTTATTCATTGTGATTGGATGGAAATTAATGTTTATGGAAAGGGTAGAACTTATAATGGGAATACCCAGAATATACTTAAAAGACCCATCATGGGTAAAATCCACAATTTATTACCCTTTCAGGAAGAAGAAAAATATAACTGCTAGTGGATATAAATTCAAAAGTAAAATTTCAGATACGACTAGAATAATAGCAATTAGTAGGAATTTACAAAAAAAATTCCCATTCCATACTAAGGTTCTGTTAGTTGGAACGGGAGCTGATGATGGTATTTATAAGGTTGAGGATTTAATGAATTCCCGCTTTAAGGATCGTATAGATATACTTGTAAATGGAACACATAAATTAATAATGTATGATTCTATAAAAATATACGAAATTAAAGAAGAGTATTTTAAATTACAACACTGATGCAAACTTCTTCTGGAATTCCCTAATCTCATCAGTATTTGTCATTTCATCGCCCAAATCTTTATCTAGATTATGTTTTTTACCTTTAGTCCAATATGGGCTATCTGCAGTTGAATATGCCATAGAAAGTAACTTAACCTGGTCTGGGGTCCATTTCATTAGGTCCCTATATAGCTGTTTGTCTCTACTTCCATCACCATAAATATCATTAACCAATTTATTCAGATAAGTAGCATATTTAGATGGTAATTTATCACTCTTAACTAAATCCACTATTTTATCTTGTGTACCATCATTCCACTTACAAACTCCTGCTTTTAGATCAAATACACCAAGCTCTTTATCAAAGGTTCTCATTACCGCTCCATTCGCATAAAATCTTGCCCCATTACCAGTAGCAATGCAAGTTGCACCTTCTTTACCATAATTTTCGTTCTTTTGAGCGCCCATTCTAACCAGCTCGTCTATTAATTCTTGTGTTTTATACCCTTCTATTGCATTATTTTTTATCTTATCTACTTCTTCTTGTGGTACTTTTTTAAGATTTGCCTGTTTTGAAATATTAGAAGCTTGCTCTGTATTAATTTCAGTTCCTTTAGAATGTTTTTTAACATCCTGTACTTCTCCCCCTCCTCCATTATCAGTACCTAAAATACTCCTAGCTGCTTTCATGTCAAACTGCTCAGATACCTTATTAAACATATCGAAAGAAAATGTTCGGGATTCCTGTATTTTTCCATCAAATGAATTAATTTTATCTACTAATTCCTGTGTTATATCAGATGAACTATCAGTCATTTTAAAACCGGCCTTTAATGCTTTAACTATCTTTTCTGTAGTTTGCCCAAATTTACCATCACCTTTAAAGCTAACGAATTTTTGGAATGTTGGATCATTTTTAAATCCATCAAAATTCCCAAATTTATCAATTACTAAATTTTGAAAATTAGCAACGTTATTATCGCTTACTCCTTTTTTTACTCCGGGTTTTATAGGGGCATCAATTTTTATTGTATTACTATTATCACTAGTTCCTTTATCTATATTCCCAGTGTTTGTTTTTATAGCCAACGCTTTTCTGTTTTGTACTGAATAATTTTCTACTTTTTGTCTAGCTGCATTTCCTTGTAGTATTAAATTAAAAGCATCTGGGCTTTTTCCTTTTATACTATTTTTACTTTCTAATTCATCTAAATCACTATTATATTGTTTCCTAAACTTATCTTCTAAAGAAACATATTCCTTCAATTTTGTTTCGTATCTTGTAATTAATCTATTAACACTTTCTATACTTTCAGGATCTGATGTTTTTAATTGATCCCTCATAGTTTTAATATCCGTTGCTAATTCTACAAAAGGTTCTTCCATCTTGTATGATGCAAAATTACTTTGGTTTGGATTAGCTACTCCAATAGCAATTTTATTACGAACTGCATCTACACGGCCCATAACATCCTCACATCCATCAATTAATTCATCAAATATTCTTTTTTTAATCCTATCAGTTGCCCTTCCCTTCCCTTCTTTTTGTTTATCCTCTGCTCTTTGTAAATCTGATTTTAATTTATCCAATGATTGGTTATCATCTTCATCCAGATCCTCTTGCTCTAATAACATAGCTTCGTATGTCTGAAAATTAGTAAAATCTCCAAAGCCAGTATTTTTAACTTCTGCAGGCTTGTCGGTCTGCTTTGGAGTCGCAGCAGCCATGTTATTTAGGTTTGATTTAAGGACATCAACTTGTGGTTTAATATATGGACCTAGATCCGGAATTTCCATTGTTAATGAGTTGGGAAATTTAGATAAAGCATCCTGATATAATTTTAGCGCCTGATCCTTCGAAGAAATAAAGTCAGCATAAAATTTGGCATCTGGGTCTGAATTAATTATAGTAGTAATAGAATCCAATCCAGTGGTAATAGCTTTTATAAATTCTTCCATCGTTTTTGCTCCTTGTAAGTCATCTAAACCAGATATTTGATTATTAGAAACAGCAGGTGAGTTAACATGATATGCAGATAAAAGAATTAATAGATTAGATGCAATTGTTTTGCAAACATAAATAGCATCCTTATTATCAATTTTAGCAGGTGGATTTTTTGGCTGATTATTTTGCTCCACTTTTTTTGTTTCATCCTTTCCTTGTACAGAAGCTTGACCTGATGTTGATGTATTAGACTGATTAGCGGGCTGTGGTTGTTGAGTAGAAGGTTTTAATGGTATTGCTGGCTTTGTTCCCTGCGCAGGGGCAGGCCCACTAGTATTTTCATCTTCATTTAGAGGCAATAGATGTGTATAATTCTTTGCTCTTTCCAGAAGCTTATCAAATGTTGGATTTGGTATAAAATCTCTACGTGACCTTATCATTGATTTATAATATTTTATTTTGTCGTTGGTGTTCTAACTAAACGGCCGATATAATCTACCTTTAGTCTCATATAGTTTTTAAAAGCCTCTAATCTATTCTCTGCAGCTTTTTTGTTCCTTTCAATTTCTTCTATTTCTACATCATATATTGGAGCATTAGCTGCATATCGGGTTTTTTCTGATGTTAGGAATTTCTTTCTAGCATTGAGTTCATTTATTAATTCTTTATACTCGTCAAGATACCTTAATCTAATAGCAAATCCATCATGCTTCCATTTAATAAGTTCCTGATCATTTCTTCCTTGTAGATATTGAAGAAAATATTCCCATTTCAAGCAATAAGGCTTATCAATTTTATAATTACCAATTTCTGAAATTTCCTCTAATTCTCCATCAGGATCATTAGTAGAACCAGAAACAATTGTAGTGTCCCCAAGAGATTTTCTTAAATTTTCTATATCAGAAAATTGTGCTTGATATGTATCTGCATATGGACCATTTTTATGTTTTTTAGCAACTTCATAAGCATAGGAAGCAATAATCTTATCTGCTTTAGCTGCCTCTCTATTATAATATTCCGATAGCTTCTTATCTTTTTTTACTATCCTCATAATATCATCCTGAAAATTACCAATTTGGCTATTTCTGGATTTCTCAAAAGCATCCAATGCCTTCTTATTTATAAGGGCTTTTTGTTTTAATAAGGGACTAACCCCAGGAGACTTTACCTTTCTTCTTGAATCTAATGACTGCGACATATAAATATTATAGCTCAATTCATTAGTCTTATCAATAAAATCCTTCTCAACCTTAATCATTTTATTGATAATAGTTTTTATCTTTGTGGAATTACTCGTCATCATAGACTTAACTCCATCCGATATTGTATCAAGTAAATTCTCGTTGATGAATTTTTTATATTTCAGTAATTTTTTATTCATTGCTTACGGTCGCTACTTTTTTTGGTACTGGTTTCTTTTTCTTTTTCTTCTTTATAATCCCTTGGTAAACTGGAAATTTATAATCAATAAGTTCTTTTTTTATACCCTCTAACTGTTCAGCGTAATATTTAACAGCATCTTTTAGTTGATCTGTACTTCCATCGGGAGCTAAAGAATTTACTCCATTAATTTTTAATTCTATTCTTCTTATAGCAGTACCCTTTTTAGCAATAAATGACGATTCTTTTCTAGAATATTCAGATTTGGAATTTGATGGATTCATTTCCTCGTGATTTATCATCTCATAGATATTATTTTTATATTTAGTAGAGAGAACATAAGCATCCTTCATTTTAGTTTCAGCATCTCTAAATATGGCAGATTTCCATTCTGGGCCTGGATCATATTTAGATATTTTGTTTTGTATTTGTTGGACCTGATTTTGGACTTCTTCAGCTTCTTTCTTCGCTTCTTCTGGGGTACCAAAAATATCAGCAACCTTTTGTTGTATATTAGTATCTGTTTGGTATTTGGTTAATTGATATTTATTATCCGCCCTTTTCTTTTTAGCTTCTGCTGAATCCCTTGACCTCTTAAGATTATAATAATCAGCCTTTCTACTATTATCCTTTGTTATAATATCTACCTCTTTTTCTAAATCATCCATAATAGTATTATAGGATTTAATTAAACCTCTCATTTGTGATTCTAATTCCTGAAGTCTAAGTTGAACTGGCCCCATTCTACTCTTATCTTGAGCTCTAAATTTTAGGTGAACGAGCTCTCTAAATAGTTGGATATATTCAGTTTCGATTTTATTCTCTCTATCAACAAACTTATTTTCAGTATCATCCATTTTTTGAAGAATAGAATCTAATTTAGAAATATCTCCACCTAAATGCTTTGAAAGAGAATTTAATATTTTAGAGCCAAGACCTTCTTTAACTGCTTGTACTGATTCTAATAAATTATATGTTGTTGAGCTTGTGTATTTTGTATTTCTGAGATATTCTGCAGCTAATTCTACATCTCCATAACACTCTATAAGAGCTATTTTACAATCCTCGTAAGATTTCAGATTATTTATGAATTTCATTCGAACTATGTTTTTATATATATCTCTTTTTTAATAGAGGATACTCTTTACAAAAGAAAAGTCCTAGATTGCTCTAGGACTTTTTAATTATGAACTAATCGAGATTACGATTAAACAATACCAGCTGCTGGCATAGTAACGTAGAATGTAAAGTACATAGTCTGAGGATGGTGACCAGCTTCAACTAATGCGTACCTAGATTTTACCGCGATTTTTGGTGACATTGTACCTTCAGAGATTGTCTGAATTGATTCTGCCATCATATAAGGCATAAACTTCATACCTGGTTCGTCATCGCCGCCTTTTCTTCCTACTAATACCCTAGTGTCTGAGTATTTCATATTCTGATCAACATATACTGTCATACCAGCGATAGCACCTACAGGGTAAAGTGTACCATTGTTTTGAGTAAGTGTGTTAGAGAACGGTGCAAATGTAAACTGACTGATGTCCTGTAGTGCAGAAGCAATCTGTGAGTTACAAACTACAAAGTTAGCTGGTCCTCTCCTACCTCTGTTAGCAACTACGTTAGCAGCAGCTAATAGCCTAGAGAATAATCTCCTCTGAACGGTAGATTGGTTTTCGTAACCACCTGTTGCGATTTGTCCAGGGGTTGAAAGGGTAATAAGACCTTCAGCTTTACCAACAAAGCTAGCAGTAGAACCGCTACCTGCACCAATACCAAGGTTGATGTTCATATTCTGTCCTTCTACAGTGTAGAATTCGTAGTGATTAGACCAACCAAGAGCAAATGCCCTAGAAAGGATGTGCTTATTAATAGCCTGAGATACTTCGTTAACAAGAGAGTTTTCGATCATAGAAACTACGTCGATACCGAACTGCTTGTTAAGATCTTGTATCTGTTCAGTGGTAACACCTGCAGCTATCTGGAATGTTCCAGCTTCAACGAATTTAGTGAAGGTGTTAAGCGCCATCTGTTTGAAGTATGTGCTTTCTCCAACTCCCCTAGCCATTGGATCGTATACCTGAGTTCCGTCAACATAAGGTCCTACCCAGTTATTAGTATTACTAGAACCAGCTCCTGTGAAACCTTGTATGTGATCTTCAAGTGCTTTAACTAATACAGCTGAACCAGCAGTTGAATCAACAGGAGTAGCAGAAGTAACAGTTAATGTAGTACCAGAGAAGGTAGCAGAATAAACGTCTGCAGTACCAGTAGATGGAACACATGCATTAATAGATTGGTTTGCAGTAATACCCTGTACTCTAAAGATAGGGAAACCATCAATACGAGAATTACCAACAAACTGTGCATAAATTACAGGGGTACCAGTAGAAGTAAGGTTATAAGTAGTAGCAGAAAGGTTAACACCAATTGCATATACATTACCTACAACTAAGTTAGTAGCAGGAGATGCAGTACTCGTAGGAACCTTAACCAAATCTGGAGAGTTATCAGTGTTGTTAGTAGCAACATCGGTAGATACACCACCTAATTTACCACCAGCATATACATAATCTAAATAGCTAAGTACGCCTGTAGGTCCTTGCATAGGTATAACTGGTACGATATCAAAACCGACAGTCTTTGCAGCTACCTGAATAGCAAGGGGAAGTAAGGATGGGAATTTATCACCAGATCCAAGACCAGAACCTGAATAAGAACCGCCAGCATAGAATGCAGCAGGACCACCAACACCACCAGCAGCAGTACCACCATAAAGGTTACCAGCAGGAGCAATATTACCCATACCGTTCATTACACCTAGGGAGTTATACGCACCGGCAGACTCATTTAATGAGTGGTAGTGGCAATATGTAGACAACCAGTCGATTTTAGACCTATCTGTTATACCAGTTTTACTCTCGATAATGGGTGCCCATGTATCGTAGATTTCGTGATGATTAATAAGATTCATTTTATATGAATTATTTTATTTATTTTTACTTTCTAAACCTAAGATCAAGTTGTGCAGCTATATTGCTGATATAATCAGAATTATAACCTTTACCATTTTGACCAGAGATTAATTTTTTACTTTCGTCTAACTGCTGAACATTCTTAGCTGATACTTTAATTCCTCTTGATTTCCAGAAGTGATTTATTTGGTATGGTGTATCAAGCCTATAAGACTTACTTTGTGCAATAATTGAAGCTCTTTGACCTTCATTCATTGTTTCCCATGCTCCCTTAAATTCTTCTGGCATCATATCAAGGAATTTTTCACCTGATCTTGCCTGCTCTGTTAGAGCGTTGCCCATGATATCAATTACTTCTTTTTCGGATGAATAATTGTTCTCATTAAGCGCTTTTGTCACCTTTTGTTTTTCGGCTTCGTTTAGAGATAAAAATCCAGTCTTAACGTCGTTATTCACTAACTTTAAGAAACTATATTTTTTCTCGTTTATTATCTCATCTGTCTTTTGTTTATTAACAGATTCTATTAGAGTATCTATCTTAGAAGAAATTCCTTCGTAGTTTCCAGAAAATCCTGAGATTCTCTTATTTTCGGAAATAGCTTGAGTTATCTCTTTTGTTAAATTTTTGTTTCCTTTTATATTGTTCATTGATTCTGCTAATGCCTCAGCATAACCAATATTATTTCCTAATTTTTCTGATAAGTAATCGGAAAATTGAATGCTCTTATGTAGATTCTCTGCAAGATAGTCAGAAAATGCTAAGCCTTGATTAACTTTTTCACCAATACTTTCAGAATATCTAATACCTCTATCTAAATTTAATGCTAAATACTCGCCATAAGAAATACTCCTATCCAAATTCTCTGCAAGATAGTTTTGATAAGAAATAACTTTGTTCATACTTTCGGTAAGGTAGTCACCATAAGTTATATTTTTATCCAAATTCTCTGCAAGATATTCACTATATCTAATATTCTTATCTACATTTTCCGCAATATATTCAGTATAAGCTACTGCTTGCCTGATTTTTTCTTCCAATGTAACAAATTTAGCTACACTATTATCTACGTTTTCCGCAATATACTCTGCGTAAGAAATGTTGTTATCAAGGTGTTCAGCCAAGTACTTAGCATATGCTATTACTCTTTGTAGACTTTCATCCATTTGCCTATTTTCAGTAACTGTACCTTCTAGGTGTTCTGAAAGATATTCGCTATATTTAATAGATGCTTCTAAATTTTCTGCAAGATAGTCACAATATTTTTCCAACTTAGAAATTCTTTCTTCTGAAGTCATACTAGATTTTTCGGTCTTATCTGCCTTAGCTTTTTCGTTAATCTTAACTGGTACCTTAGTAGTCTTTAAAGAAGAAAGGGAAGCTTTAAGAGCTGACATTTCCTTTTGAAGTAATTTGGTATATTCATTAAGTTCTTCCGCAGTAACAAAATTTTCCATGCTCGATTGCTTATTTGTAATATTTTCTTTCTTGGATAGCAATTTTGCTATTTTCTCCTGATCCTTGATTCTATATATCCTAATATTAGAATCATTCTTCAGCCCAAAATTCTCATTTATTACAGAAAGTCCATTAATAATGGAATCTTTCTTATTTTTTTCATTTAAACCCGATCCAAAACTTTCATAAACCCTACCCAATTGAGCAGTTTCAAATCCTGGATCTGCTACTAGATCATAGGTAAAAATTCTTTTAATCTCTACCCTCTTATTAGCGCCTACTACACCTGCAGCTCTAGAAGAAATGGAAATTGGTATTCCTGCTTCTACTAGAGACCTAGCAATTTGGCCTGCTGGAGTATCTAAAAGTTTAACCTTAATTCTAACAGTCCTATCCTCCTTATTATAAACAAGTTTTTCAATAACATGAGATAGATTCTTTAAAGAAACATCAAATTCCTTAGGATGATCTAATTCACCACAAAGCCTTCTTTGGTTAATCTTTTCGTTTAAATATTCTAGGTGAGGAAGATATTCACTTTCCTCATAGATCCTTTGATTCGAATTTTCCTTACCAAAAACTGCAGCAACACCTTCTAAGTAGATGTCATTGGAGTTTTGGCTTCTCTCTGTTTTTAAATTAGAAAGGGATCTTTCCAATATTAAAACGTAATCCTGGTTTTGGGCCATTAGTTTTTGATATTATTAAATGTATATATCTCTTTTCCTGTGTCTATTTTACGAGAGTGCTTATTTCTCTTCGTCGGTATTAGTTTTTGATGCCTGTACAGTAGATTTAGTATCTCCTCCTTCCATTTCATCTGAAGGATTTTCAATCTCCTGTATTTTTTTAGGGTCCATTGTAGCTAAATATTTAGAGAAGTTTGATTCATTTCCATCTAATGCTTTAGTAGCATCCTGTATTAAATTTTTGGCATCCTCTGGCGATGTTTCTGTCGCAGGCTCCTTTCTTTGTTTAAAATTTGGGAATGCTTTTATATCTCTTACCATACTAGTTCCCCAATTGAATACTTCAGTAGAAAGATCCTCATCTTTCTCTTGGCTATGATATTTGTTTTTAATATAGCTCCAAGCAGAAATTGCTTTACCATTATCAACTGTATATGCTCCTTTAATATAGCAAAGAGATTGCATAATAGCTTGAATATCTTCTCTACTAACAAATCCATCTAAAGTATGAACTAATCCTAATGCCATTACATCGCAAAATCTTTTATCTAAAAATCCGCTTTTAATAGAAATGTTAGTTAATTTTCTTCCACCCCATAACTCATGTGCTCCTAATCCAGCTGCACCAGCACCAACAACTAATACTGTACCTGCCCCTGCACTAGCTGCTATAATAGCAGCTGAACCAGCTACTATTGCGCTCTTTTCTAAAAAATGCCCTACACTTTCATCATAGGCAATACCATAAGTACCATCTGGCATTGGCTTAAATCTTTTAATAGAATCATCAGCACCTGTAGATTTTACTGGTGAACTTGGTCCATTAGATCCAGTAGGTGGTACTGATCCAGTACCTGTACCTGTTCCTCCTGCTACTTTATTACCACTGCCAGAAATTAATTTAATTCTATCTGATACTTTCTTACAAATTAAATCTACGTCAGATATATTTTTTTGTTCCTGCTCTAATATTTTTTTGCTTTTATCAAATATTTTACCAAAATCCTCAAATTTTAAAGTTTCTTCTTTCTTTGCAGCTTCCACCTCAAATATTTTAGTTGATAATATAGATTTAACATTTTCTGATACTTTAGCTCCGGTATCAAGTTTCATGATACCATCATACATTTCTTGCGTCAATACAGAGCTAGAAAATTTATCATTCTTTGATATTACACTATATGCACAATTAACTACCATTGAAGTAAATTTACCATATTTACCATCTACTCCGCCATGCTTTGTTAACTGATCATTAATGCAAGGGATACCCATTAAATGGGTCTGCAATTTTTTAACTATATCACAAACATGTAATGATATAGCAATAGGGAATTTACAATTTCCCGGATTAATGTTGTTTTGGTCTTTTCCTGATGTATTTACTCCTGTATTGGATATTGGACCAGCTGAACTTTTAGGCGCTGGTATTGGAGGAGGTACTGGAACTTTAGTGATTGTTTGTTTGATCTTATTTAAAATATCTCTTTGCCTTTTTATTTCATCTATAAGATTTTCGCAAGCAATCCGAAAATCCCTGCCTTTCATAGCACCTCCGATGGTATTTATTTTCCCATTAATAATAAAGCCCTTCCTTTTTTTATCAACCTGTAATTGTTGTGCACTTGCTAAGAATTCTTTGGCCTTTGGTAAAATTGCTTGTACCTGTTGGTCTGCGCCAACTTTAGGGTCTAATAAAGGAGGTGTAGTTTCAGAGCTAAAAGTTGTAGCCATGTCCATTACATGGTTTGCTAATGCTATGTACCATTTATTACTTGGTGTATCGTCACCGGAATCATCATCATCATCATCATCATCATCATCATCAGATTGGGATGATCCTTTAGAATCTTCCAAAAACCCATGATCTTCTCTTAATAAAGCTTCAGCAACAGCTTTTACTTGTTCTACTTGACTATATCTATTTTTACATGAACTAACCAGTTCATCTAATTTTTTCTTAATATCACCAAACTTATTATTGATATCTGGTATTTTCATTAATATATCAAAAACTCCAGCAAAATAATCATTCACAGCTTTTTTAGAATTGTCATCAGGGAAAGTAATTTTAGCTATGATATTAGCTATATCTTTCCTTATATCATCTAAACTAGAACATCCCTGTAATTCCTTAGTTATAGAATCAAATCCCTCCGAACTATCATTGTCTAGATTATAAATAACAATAAGGCTATTCAAATATGCAAATAATTGGGTTATTGTAGAAATGGGATCTATTGTATTGGTATCAGTAGTAGGTTTTTGGTTATCCTGCATCTGTTCGTAGATAAGATTGTATCCATTATAGAGGTTTTTTGGCATCTTGATATATTTTATTTGAGCTCAATGAGTTCATTTTTATATATATCTAAGATAAAATGGATTAATCCTTTACAATATTGCACAAAAAAGGCCTTCTGTTCACAGAAGGCCTTAACATAACAAATAGTAGCTTTTAATAATTTAATCTTGTTGCACTTTCGGATTTAAACCGCCTTAGTTCAGCAGTTAGCCATAAAAAATTAGGAGATATATCTATATCTGGAGATTTAGTAGTAACAGTGAATAATATATGGGCCTCCTGAATATAGATCTTATAATAATTTGGTTTTAAAATAAAAAACAGGTTATCACTAGTCCTATCATATGATTCTCCATTAAATATTTCTTTTAATGGAGTACCATTGTTAAATAACTCGGAAAAAAGAATAAAGTCCGGGGCCTTACCTGTCATCAAAATAGAATCTTCGTTAACGATCTTCCTTTGCATGAAATCCTGATAATCCGCCAATTTTATTTGAGCATGTCCGAATAAAAAATTCGAGGCAAGGAAAATAGTGAGTATAATTTTTTTCATAGTGTAGTTTTAGAAGCTAAGTTTATGAAAACATTCAACAACAGCTTTCACATCCTTTTCACAATATATTTTAATTTTTTCTATGGATCCTTTATAAAAAGCTTCGTGAACTTGGGACCCCTCCATATCTCCTTTAGGAGATTCTACTCCTAGAACAGTACACATTAAATCGAGAGAAGTATGAGCTTGGCCATATGCTCCAAAACTAAAAGTATCTGTTATATCAAGTGTTGTCATTTCCCAAGGCTTCTTATTGTAGAAGTTAATTAATTCAGGAGGCTGTATATGATTAATAACCATTCTTTTACCTAGAAATGGGATATCAAAGTTTTTAATTGTATGTCCTGCTAGCCTCAAATTTTGAGAAGCGGCATTACCAAAAATAATTCTGGTTTTTTTCAGGATATCCGTTTCATCTCCGATTAAACTGGTTATGTTTAAATTTTCCTTATTGTATGCTCCAATAGAAACACAAACAATCTTAGCAAATTCTGGATGAAGCGAAGATTTTTCTAACCAGAGCTGGGAATCAGTTGGTTCAAATAATTGTGCGGGTGAATTTTGTCTTAGCCACTTACATCTTTTTGACCAAAGTTCTGCTAACTTCGGATTTTTTGACACTAATTCCTCGAATGTTGCATATAGCCCCACAGATTCAACATCGAAGAATAGGCTCTTCAATAAAACTTCTTTTGGTATCATAAATTAATTTTTACTTGATTAGAATCCTTTACCTTTGTACATTGCATTAGAGAATCGAGCAGCTACTGCCCAATCATATTCATCCAATACATATTCATTAAATTCACCCTGAGAAAGCTCAACCTCGTCTTTTATCTCCCATTCAAAGGTTTGGATAATTTTATCGTATTCTGTTTCACGATTAACAGGAGTGGTAAGTTGTATTCGAATATCCAATTCACCCTTATCCAGCCTTTTCTTTTGCTCTGCTAATTGTTTTTTAGCCTCCGCACGATAGGCAGCTTCTGCTTCAAGATAATCTGCTTTATGTTTTTCTTTGTTTTCCCTAATTTTAGCAATTAGTTCTGATTTCTTTACATTAATAATGCGGGAATTAGTGTTACCTCTCATTTGTAAATATTTAGTTGTTATAACTTCTTATATTTACAAATGTAATGAAAAGTTTTTGAATAAAAAAATAAAGTTTAAACTATTTTTAATGATTATTTAGGATCTGGTAATTTATTATCAAAAACAATATCTAATTGTAATCCAAAGGGAGAAGTTTCTCCAGAAATATCAGGAGCTTCTGTTCCATCTGGTAAATAAATAAATACTGGATTTACTTTCCTATTCCATGTAGAAGCAGCAAGAAATAACGATTCATTAAGTGTTAGATTGCCTTGGTTTGTTGGGTATGAGATTGATCTAAAAACTATTGGTATCCTTAATTTGTAAAAAATACCAGGAAGTAGATCCTTTACTGAAAAAAGGCTTGGCTTATCATCATTAATAACTGCTATCCTAGAAATTTCATCTGCTGTAAAATTACTTTCCAGTACTGAGCAAAAAACCTCCATTGTAGTTTTCCTATCACCCTTTGCTCCCCCAATATGAACTATTACTGGAGATTCTTGATCTATATCAGTAATACGTTGAGAAAAAGAGATACATTTTTTTAATTCGTCAATAGCTATAACTACATCTTCAGGGGTATCTGAGGTCAATGATTTTTTAGATTTAATATAAAAACCAACACGAGTGTCTTTATCTGAGATTAGTTTTTTAAGAGAACCAATATCAGGATAATTAGAGAAATCCAAAATAGAGAAATCCTCCTCCATTAATTCAAATATAAAACATCTATACCCTAAAGATTTTCCTTCCTTTATTTTTTGGTAACAAAAATCAGAAAAATTAATCATAAAGCTTCCGCTCTTTTTCCCTTTTGGAGAAAAGGGAAATCTTAATGTTATTCCATTTCTAATATTTTCTTTAATCATATCTAAAAATTATTAAAATCCTCGTGACTCATATAAGGCCAGCTAGTTACTCTACTAATATTAGAAAGATTTGCTACCTTTACTCCCTTAGATAATAGGGCGGCAGCTAATTTTCTATATTCTTCATTAACAGCGTCATATCTGGAAGTTAAAAGATGATCCCCAGTCTTATCAAAAAAATGGTCTGGCGTTAAATCAATTCCTATTAATCCGATCTTTGTTGCCCCCAATTGATATGCTATTATCACTGCCATATAAGGCGAATTTGTTGTGTAATCAATTTCCCCAATGTTATCTATTCCAGCTCCGTCGCGTGTGCCTAGATCAAAGTAAACAGTTGCTTCGTGCTTCACCGGTGAAAGATTTCTAAGATGTGTAAAAAAATATTCGGATGTATGGTTTTGTACCCATTCAAACCTACCCCTTTTAAATGTATGAGGTTCATTTACACAAATTAGATATTTTGTCTGTAGTTTACGATTTATATCATTTACTCCAAAGAGAATGCTTTTGCCGTCGGGTGTAAAGTTATTTATGGAGGTACCACATCCACAAATAATAAAGGTCTTATCTTTTTCAGAGCCAACTAAACTTTTATACCTGCCTAGATCATTATGTTCCATTTTACTTTTAAATAATGCGTTAGATTTAATAGGTACCTGCTTTTGTGGGAGCTTTCCTGAAACCCCTAATGTTCTTCGTAAACGATTTATCATTTTAAAATACCATCAATGGTTTTTTGGTTTGTATCTAAGCTCTCCCCATATGAGCATTTATGCCTACCTAGAAAATTTGATACTATTATTTTATAGGGTGAAATGTAGCCTTTGTTTCTTAATAATCTTGCAGCAACAAGATCACAGATAACTTCTATGTTGTCTGTGATCTTGTCCTTTATCATATTGTGTGCAGACTCATGAGCTTCTATAGTAATTAAATGATCGTCGGTTAAGCTTTGGAAATCTGGATTTGTTGAATCAATATAGATGGTTCTTGTTTTAGTATCCATATAAGCAATTCCCAACTTTTTGAAATTTTCCTGATGTATCTGTGCATGTGGGTCATCATGGGAAACTACGGAAATTGTTAATGAATTATCTAATATCCCCTTTCTTGTCGAAGTTTTACCATTATTTGTTAGTAATATGTCATTTTTATGAATTTTTGATTCTAATTTACCCCACACTAATCCTCCATGATTATATTTCATATTCAATGCCATTTTCTCCTTATTAGTATCAACTGTTGTTCCCCTAGAAGCATTCCAAAATCCTGCTCTTTGTACTAGCTCCATAGAAGATGGTATTATGGGGAATACCTTGTTAGTTTTATCACTCTTTAGTTTAAAGTGATATTCAGTAGCATCCTCATTTCTGATCATCGAAATAACCCTACCCTGAACAGAAATTTCAGATCCCTTAATTTTAGCTTTAACTAAATCCCCGATGGTAAATTCCTGCCCTTTTATATACTGGGATGGAATTACATCACGTCCTTTAGAAATAGAAAGATCGTCATAAGGCTTATATTGGACCTTAAAAATACCATTAGATGAATTATATCCATCCCCCGAAAATGATTGAGCAAAA